AAAAAAAAAAGAATTAAATGAAATATTTGGGTTTAGTATAAAAGAAAAATTTGCAAAATTAAATCCAAATGATGCTAATGAAGTTGAAAACTTCTTATTAAATACTTTTGATATTCTTAGAAATCCACAATATGCAAGTGCTTTACTTAAAGCAAGAAAAATGACTTCCACACCCGAAAAATATGAAATATTAAAACAATATGTTCAAAATAATGGTGGTACTCTTAGAACTTCAGGTGGTAAATTAGTATATGCACCTAAATCGATAGAAAATAAATCAATTCCAAGTGGTGGTGGACGTATGTTTGGAAGTGGGGCATAACACATAAACAAAAAACCCGAATTATTTCGGGTTTTTTTGTAACATAATTTCTATTTTTTCGTATAATCCATAAATAACACTATATTATGATAGTAAGAAATTATTGTTGTCTAAAATTACGAAGAACATATATTGGTGGTTCGAAAACTGAGGAACTTAAAATATTTATGAATGTTCAAGGTATAAAAAACAATAAGATTTGTAATGACCCACAAATTGACTGGTTTGAATTTCGAAGATTGAGTATTAAAAATTTTGAAGATGTGATATGTGTTACATTTTCACGTAAAATATTTACCAAAATAACATCATATATGCTTCTTTTACTATCTTTTAATATAATGCTTTTAAATTATGATATTTTATTTTTTATTTGTTTTGGATTATCTTATATTTTTCAAGCATTTTTTCAGTATTTCAAATGGAAAGAAAAAAAAGAAATATCTAACTATAATCTCGTAATTACTCTCACCAACAATATGATTCGAAAAGAATCTGGATTGAACCTCATGTGTATTAAATAATCTATATTATAGTATTTATGTGAAAATCATAATATGGACAATGAAGAAGATAAGTTAAAGTTAATTTATATTAACAAAGTTGGTTATAATGCAAAGGGTGAAGGTATTTACGAATTCATTTTCTCATACAATGAAACTAATATTGATATTGAAGGATGGTGTTGGGATATGTCGCCCGCTTGTGACAATGCAACACCGCCAATTGAAGAATATATTGATGCTATTTTTAATTTAAAAAAAAATTCTTTTGATTTATTTTGCTTACATGAAGCAGTTGATAGAGAATATATGCATGGGTATTATACAATACATGCCTTGGCATATGAGATTGAAAAACAAGATGAAAACGGCAATGGTGTTAGTGACTATCAAAAGATGTTTGAGGGTGATAAAGATGATGTTCCATTATTAGTGTTTCATTATAGTATGACACTTGCAAAAGTTAAAGATTTATTAAATGCAAGAAAAATAATTTTAAAAAATAATGATTTTGTCGAAATATCTTCGATAAAGTTTTAGTATTTATGGTTGCCCATCTTACCTTGATTGGAAGAAGCGGGTTTCGAGGTCACGATAATTCACGATAATTACCTTGCCTTGCGGTTTTATAAAAGTTCATCTTTCCATATGGAAGAAAGAAATCAAAATGCGATACATCAAGATATGTGTCGCATTTTGCATTATTTAGAAATCGAGTGTATTATGTTAAGGACAGTTGTTTTACTTACTTTATATTCTCGTGCCAACATATTTGAATTATATTTTCTTGGTATATATTTGTTTCGTATTTCATTAATTTCTTCCTTACTTAATTTAGTCATGCCTTTGTTAGCTGGAGCATTTTTCTGGTTTTTAAGTTTATTAATGGTTTCTGCGGTATGTTTATGTCCTAATCGATTTTTATTTCCGGTGCTTGCAATTCTCATTTTATCTGAAAATTCCTTGTTCATTTTCTTGTTTTTATTCCAAGGTTCTCTACCGATACAATTTCCTGCAATTTTACAAATATTAAAATAGACGGGTATAGTATTTAAATAAAATTGCTCCCTAAATAATAACAATTCTTTAGGGCATTCCTCAATTAATGTGAAGACTAAATCATCTATACCATATTTATTACAATGTCTTTGTAGTTTTAATGAGTGATGTTTGTTGTTTTTCAAATCATTACGATGTTGATTCCATCTTCTGTTTATATTCACAGCACTTCCAATTTAGATTCTATTTGAAAACCTATTTGACTGTATTTTATATATACCAATCTTTACCATTGCATTAGATAAATACCGTGCTTTGCGGTTTTTATGAGATGGAGTATTTATTATAAATATTTATAAATGAGTCCCCAAAAGAATTTAAATAATATTCCAGAAGAAGACGATTCATTACTTCCAGAACATATTCCTGTAATTCCCTTTGATGTACGGAAAGAAAGAGAAAAAGAAGAAGCGAGAAGACAAGCAAATAAACTTCGAAAACAATATGGTAAAGTTGAACCCATTATTGTAACAAGAGAAGGAATTGCAAAAAAGGCCAGTGAGTTGACCTTAATGGAACGAAAATTCGAAATTATTCGATGTGGACTCGACCCATTTTATTTCATTGAAACTTATTTAACAATTTTTGACCTGACTCAAGGTAAAGATGGTCTCATTGTTCCCTTCAAATTATTTGATTTTCAAAGAGAATTAATTCAAACATATTTGGATGAAAGATTTATTGTTGCAAATAAATATCGTCAGGCGGGTGTTTCAACAACAACATGTGCATATATTGCATGGTATATTATGTTTAATCCAAATAGACAGGTTGCTATTGTTGCCGATAAACTTGAAACTGCACGTGATGAACTTATGAGTGATGTGGTTCTTTTTATCGAAGGTTGCCCAGAATGGTTGAGACCAAAAACAGGTAGAGATGCAAAAGAAAGAAATTTAAAAGATACTCAGAAAGATAAAATATACGATAATAATTCAAGATTAGGTGCTTTTAGTTCAAAGGGTCTTCGTGGTATGACACCAACCTTGATTTTCTGGGATGAAACAGCATGGACGGAAAAGGCTGATAAATTCTGGACTGCTGCAAAACCAACATTAGGTACTGGTGGTGGAGCTATCATGGTTAGTACTCCTTCAGGTCTTGATGCTGTATTTTACAAACATTTTGATGGTGCACGTAGGGGAGAAAATAACTTTAAAGCAGTTGAATTATGGTGGTATAATGACCCCAGATACAATAAAGATTTAGTTTGGCTTAAAAATAAAGACAAAGAAAATGAAATACGTTTAGTTGACGAAAATTGGGATAAGAAGAAAAGAATTCAAATGATGGATGATGGATGGGAAGCCAGTTCGCCTTGGTTTAAAGAACAGGTTAAGGATGCGAATGGTGATATGCGAAAAATTGCACAAGAACTTTTATGCTCATTCTTGGGTTCTGGTGATAATTTCATTTCAGAAGAATATTTAAAACGTATTCAGGAAAATGAAATCCAGACCCCAATTAGTCAAGAATATATCGATAAGAATATGTGGATTTGGGAAGAAGCAAAAGTTGGTGAAGAATATATTATGGCGATTGATGCATCACCGGGTCATGGTGAGGACAATTCAACAATTAATATGTTGAAAACAATTGAAATTATTGAGGAAAAAGTAATCACAAAAGGTAATAAAGTAAAAAAAGTTAAAATAAAAAGGCATAAAGTTGAACAGGTTGCTGAATACTATGGTAAAATAACACCACAAATGCTTGCAGAAATTGCATATCAATATGGAAGGCGATATAATAATGCGTATTGTGTTGTAGATATTACTGGTGGATATGGAATACAAACTATTGAAAAATTACTTGAATTTGGATATGAGAATATTCATTATGCCGAAGTAACACATAAACCTTCAAGAGATAGATTACAAGGATATATTAAAAAAGGACAGAAAACTATGTCTGATGGTAATGTGATTAATGTTGACCTGATTCCCGGATTTTTTATTGGTAATAATCGTGCTTCCGTTGTTCTTGAAATGCAAAGAGCAATTCATTTAGAAGATGTTATAATTAGGTCATTTAGATTATTAAATGAATTGAAAACTTTTGTGACTGTTCCCGGAAATCGTGTTGCAGACCATAAACGTTCATTTCATGATGATTCAATTATGGGATTATCAATTGGTTTATATGTTTTGAATTTTGATATGATGAGATTCAAACAAAGTAAAGGAGTAACAGAAAAAATGCTCAATGCTATCATAACATTAAATGATATAAAAGAATTTGAGATTAAAGTCAGGGAACGTGATGAAAGATTAAAAATAGAAAGGCAAATAAAATTATCTGGAAATACTGAAACAGATAATATTTCAGTAGAGGAAATAAAAACAATTAATTATAAAAATAAACCAATGATTTCTCCCAATAGCACATCGCTATTAAATCCATATATTGTAAATGCTTGGTTATTTAATGGAATAAAAGAGAAAAAGAAAACATAGAATGTATTTATGTTTAAATAACTTTTCGAAAAAATCGAAGTATTTATAAAAAAATATAAAAATTTATAAAAATGGCTGACAACGAAAATAAAAATACAATATATCAACAGCTTAACAAGATGTTAAATCTTGATGGTTTTGGTTTTCAAGACCAACAACCATCTATTGCACAAAGTACCCCAGCAAAAGAAACAAGAGTAATTATTAAGGGTAACAGTCCTGAAGAAATACATAGAAAGGGTTTGGAGTTAGAGCAAAAAAGAGAACTTCAGAACAAATTCTTTAGAACAACTGATAGGGGTTTTCAAAAGGCTTTACAATATGAAGCAGCTAGACTTCCAGCATATATTGATTATGAGGGAATGGAATATTATCCAATTATCAGTAGTGCATTGGATTTATTCATGGAAGAAGCAACAACCATTGGTTTAAATGGTAAAATGTTGAACATCTATTCTAATAAAGAGCGTATTAAATTGATGCTCGAAGAGTTTTTCTATGATGTGGTGAATGTTAATGTAAACTTACCTTTCTGGGTAAGAAACACCGTTAAATATGGCGATAATTTTGTTTTGTTATATGGTGAAAGAAAAAAGGGTATTACTCATGTGAAACAATTGGTTAATTACGAAATTGAGAGATTCGAAAGAATTCAAAATGGTAAACCACTTGTAAAATTCAAGGAAAGAATGACTGGTGATGAATTCAATGTGTTTGAAATTGCACATTTTAGACTATTGGGTGATGATAAGTATTTACCGTATGGGTCCTCTGTTTTAAATAAGGTACGTAGGGTTTTTCGACAGTTAGTTATGGCAGAAGATGCTATGTTAACATATCGTATTATACGTGCGGGTGAGAAAAAGATATTTAGGATTGATGTTGGTAATATTGATGAAGATGATATTGAAGAATATATCATGAAGGTTGCAACTAAATTTAAAAAAACAGCACAAGTACAAGCAAATGATGGACAAATAGATTATCGTTTTAATATACTTGGTAATGATGAAGACTATTTTTTACCAGTAAGAAATGCAAATACCCAAACTGGTATTGATACACTTCCCGGTGCATCCAATCTCGACCAAATACAGGACATTGAATATCTTCGTGATAATTTATTTATTGGTCTTGGTATTCCGAAACCATTTTTATCATTTCAAGATGCTGCGGGTGCTGGAAAAAATATGGCACAATATGATATACGTTTTTCTAAAAAAATAAATCGTATTCAACAAGCTATGATTCAGGAACTCAATAAAATGGCAATGATACATTTGTATTTATTGGGTTATAGTGGCGAAGACTTGAGTAGTTTCACATTAACACTCACAAATCCAAGTACGCAATCAGAATTATTGAAATCTGAATTGATGCGTGATAAAGCTCAAACATATACTGAATTAACACGTTCTGAAAGTGGTATTGCAGCAATGTCACACACAAATGCAAAGAGAATGTTATTCAATATGAGTGATAGAGAAATTGTTGATGATTTGAAACAACAAAAAATGGAAAAGGTTGTTATGCAAGAACTTCAAGATTCTCCAATAATTATTAAAAAAAGTGGTTTATTTACTGATATTGATAAGAGATTTGGTGAACCAGTTGAAGGCATGCCAATCGGTGCTGAATCTGGCACAACTGAAGGTGGTGGAGCACCAGCAGGAATACCACCAGCAGGTGGTGGAGCACCGCCAGCAGGAGCACCGTTAGCAAGTAATGCAGGTGGAGCACCATTAGGTGGTGGAGCACCAGCAGGTGGTGGAGAATTACCACCAATGGCTGAAGGACGTAAAAAATTAAGTGAAGAAGAATTCGATAGACATATTGAAAAAATGGTTTTCGGTAATAGTTCAGAACCAGAACATAAAAAAGAAGTAAAACATAAAAAAATTATAAAAGAAAATAATGCAATTAATGAAACGCTGAATAAAAATGCTATGAAAATGGTCAATGAAATTGACCAATTATTAAATGGTAGTAAAAGCATAAATACAGAGCAAAAAGATGGTGAAAGTGAGGATATTGATTTTGAAACACTTGAGAACATTAATTTAAATGAAAACTAAAAGTAAATAAGAAAGTAAACGTTTATAATTATCCACAGTATTTATAATAAATCGAATAATATCATATGAAAAATGTCAACATAGGAACAGTTAATTTGATTATTTCGAATAAATTAAAAGACTCTTATTTTAATAATAATTTAATTGAAGAGTCTAAGAAATTAACATTTGACTTTTTCGATATTGTAAAAGAATCACCAATATTGCAATTGGAATTCAAAGTGTTTAATAATATTGAAAATAAGCACATTGAAAACGATATTGTTGCAACACATTATATTGATAATAATATTAAGTTATTTGAGGTTTATACAATTGAGGAAATTGAAAGAGAACGTGAAAAGCTAAATATTTTTATTAATGAAGAAAACATTCCAGTTGACGATAATCATGTGCAATTGTATACAGCAATTGATAATTTAATTTACGAATCTTTAAATGATTATAATAAAATTGATGTTGATAAAATGCATGAATCATTTAATTTTGTATTAAATCATGTGAAATCTCCAAAGAAAAAATTATTTAAAGATATTGATGATAAAACAATAAACGAAGAAGTAATTGAAATTGCTGTTGATAAATTTAACGAAAAATATGACACACTAAACGAAGACGATAAGAATTTATTTCAAAAGCTTATTAAATCAACTGATAATGAAAAGGAAATATTACTTGAAACTTATAAAAATGAAACCCTAATAATTTTAGATGGTCTGAATAAAGATAATATAAAAGATAGTGTTACTAAGGCAATTCAAAAAATCAAAGAAATGATATATAATCGAGAAGAAGTCGATGATAATATTATCACTTTGCATGAATTAAAAAAAGAATTACTATAATGCCTCATTTGAGGCATTTTTATTGTGGAAACTTTGTGTTTGAATCAATTGCTTTGGCATCGAAAGCATTGAAATTATTATTTGCTGTCATACCCAAAAAATCATATCCAAAATATAATCCTTTAGTCTTAGTTCTTATAAGTTCATTATTTTTATCACCCAAAAGACTGAAAATTTTGAATACATAATCAATACCTTCTTGTTCATATCCCGGTTTTTCATTATTAATACAATGCTGAATTGATTCGATATATGATGATTTTGCATATGCAGGTCCTCTACTATATCCAAATAATGTACTGCTTGATAATGAATTACATTTATTGGCAATATATTTCATATATCTGAATTGTGCTTTTATCATTATTTCTGGGTTATCAATTATGTTTTGATGTATTATTGGTCTATTTTGTCTACCTTGTAAAATACCTGTACTAAATGTACCATCATAATCATTTATATTTCCAACAACATTTTTTGTAATAGCGTTGATTTCTGCAATAGTAAATAATGGTTTGACTTCAGGATGTTTATTGGTGATAAGCATATCAAAAACCGCACGATTAGTAAATTGGCTGATTCCAGATGCTGTACTTGTTAAAGCATAATTCCAAATAAAATAACGAGATTCCTGAAATGCTTGTGCTACCATAACATTAGCATCCATTTCATAAATTTTTGCATATTTATTATACCAATTAATTATTGCTTCTGCTAATGACTGATTAGTTGTTACAGATTTACCGCCATACGTTACATTTGCAGTCCATATTTTATTTGGTGATGTTGGTGGATTACAAAATGGTAATACACCATTTGGATTGTAATATTTTTTTGTAGGGTCTTCAATTTTTTGACTGCTTTTGCCAATAAGTAAAGAATTTTTACTTTTTTCACATTCAGTTCTAACGAATTTTTTACCCTCTTCGGTTAATTGTTTATATGCCATAGTTATTGAATATTAAAATTATACATTGAAATGTACTGTACTTTTTTCTCAGTATCAATAATATCCGCAGCAGCAACAAGTTGTCCTGAAGACATTGCACTAATATTTGTTTCATCGGATTCACCACCATCAAAGCCAATGAAAGCAATTGGACTTTTTACTCTTGGTACTGGATATCTCATTATTTTTGTTCCAGAAAAACTGGTCGTCATCTTATTTGCGCTAATATCGTGTTCAACACTCAAAATAATATATGCACCATTAAATAATGGAACATTTTCTAATTGAAAATATTGTGTTGGTTGAATCATAGCATTTCCTAAACCAGTTATTGTTGCTTTATATGACCTATTTTCATATAGATTATATAAATTCTGTCCTTTTGGTACTGGTGAATATTCTTTATTATCACCAGCTAATCTCGATAATATTTGAATACTTTCGTTTGTTTCTGGATATTCTTTACTATCAATTTTAATACTGGAAAACATTGATTGATTTTGTTCACCAAATCTAACCCTGAATGCTCGTACATCTCTATATGGAAAGTCTTGATTATTAACCACCTGATTATCATCATCTTGATTTGGAGGACAAGGTTGTGTTGTAAAATCTTTTGCATTAGTGTTACCTAAATCAACAATACCATCATCAGTAAAACCATTTCCAACATTTGTGGGATAACTTGATGTACCACCTATGTACATACATACGAAAGCTGGACGTTTATCAATTTTACCGCTTGTATCAATTCTAAATGCATCTTTCCATGATTCTTTACCGACAATAAAATTTTGTAGTGGAAAGAATTCAAATCCATTTAACGATAATAATTGAGAAAGTGCACTAAATACAGTAACATTTGGGTCATCAAATAATTGTATGAGTAATTCGGCATTAAGTATTGTATCTCCAATCGGATTCATTGCTCTATCTACAAAAACAAACGAATCAATTAATGCTTTACCAGCAACATTAAATGGATATCCATGAATACCAATTACTGTAGGTCCTGAAATCCATTTATCATTAATGTTTTTAAATGAATAATATGTTTGGGTAATAATATCATTATCAGCTTTCTTTTTATTATCTTCTTCTTCTTGTTTCTTTACTTCATTTTCTTTTGAAACAATTTCACCATAAAGTTTAGATAAAAATATTTTAAAATATTCATCATTAACTGCCTTATTGGTATTAACAGCATTTAAAGATTTAAGCGAAACATAACCAACCGGATACACATCTGTCATCTTAAATGTATTCTGACTGAATACTATAATGTTAGTTCTTTCAATTAATGGTTGAAGTATACCTTTGTAATGTATTCCTTGTTCATCAGTTTTTGGATTTAAAAATTTCTCATATACTTTAGATTTATTTTCATCACTATTTTTCACATCATTATATAATGTTTGAAATCTTGATAAAAGAATATAATAATCACCACTATCAGCACCATTAGCATAATAATCACTAAATGCTTGTTGAAGTAATTGTTTATCTTTTACGGATAAATATTTATTAACATCTGAATAATCCGCAAAAATTAACATATAAATATCATTAAATAGTTTTCCAGTACCACTATGAAAAAAATTAATCACATCATTAATCCAATTATTTTCTTTTGCATCAATTAATGCTCCAAAATATAACGGTAAAAATTTAGGTACTTGAATTGCTGCAGGAATACTAAATATTAATTTATTTAAATTATTGGGAAATTGATTAAAAAATCCTGTTGCATGACCAAAACATGAAAGGATAAATAATGCACTTAATTTAGACGGTGCTGCAATTATTTCATTATAAATAATATCATCAAAATATTGTTGAGGATTATCTCCATAAAGTTTCGATAATTGATTTGACCACGTACCAACAATATTTTGAAATTTTGCCAAATTTTGTACATCCCTGCCAAATGCATCGCCAAATACTTTATTACCACCGCTTAATAAATTTGTAATTGATAGATTATAATTTGGATTTAAATTTATTAAAAATCTTGTAATTAAATTATTTCCATCGTTATCATTAACATTATCATTAGTTTCATTACCTTTTTTATCGATTTGTATGTCTTCAACATATTGTATATTTTCTTTTGTAAATTCATAATAAATTTCTTTAAATCTTCCAGCAAAAATTTCGGCAAAAAAACCTTTTTGAACGTTACTTTTAAATTTATCTACAGGTTTATCTGATGATGCTTCAATTGTTTGTTTTACAATTGGTTGTTCATAAATATTAAGTCCTTCATATTCTGGATTGTATTTATCAACATACGCTCTTTTTGTATCAGATACACTTATTGATTCAATAGCATCATCATCAAAATCATAAAATTTACCGGCATTATTATTTAATTCACGATAAAATTTATCGACATTATCTTTATTATTTTCGGCAAACGTTTTTAAATTGTTACCATATGTAGTATTATTTATTGATGATGCTAAATTAACTGCTTCTGATTCTGCGTATAATTTAATATATGCTTTATCTGCGCCATCTCTTTTTCCATTAATTGTATTGTAAAAACTATTTGGAATTGAATTTTGTGATAATACATAGAATCTTTGTAAAACTATTTTAAGAATCTGCGACAATTTACTGTCTTGAGACGTATTTACAGAACCAGTTGTTGTGTCAACATCAATATATGGACTTTTTGAATCATCAGTTCCAAGAGTAGAATCAAATGGAGAAATTGGTAACCATTCTCGACTACCATCAGCATTTTCAGCATTTCTCATATCACTTAACTTTTCCCATCTTTGCTGAGTAAAAAATGTATCCACAAAATCATTAATAAATTGTATTTCAGGAAATGGTGTTCGTTTACTTAATTCAATTGGTGCTATCCTTTCTTCCTTATTTCCACCAGACACCACTTTTTCTCTATCAACGATAAGTGGAAATGCATATATCTTATTTTCTATACCGTCACGAAAATCGACAAAATTATCGCCAAGAATAATAGCTTTATTTGTGGCATCATTATGATTTTTTTCTGCTTCTGTTGATGCAGTACGTAATAGTTCGAAAAATGTATCAACATCATCCAATATGATTTTAAAAATATTATAAATAGTTGGTAGCATTCCCAATCTTTCTGCAACCAAACTATTGATTTTAGCTGCAAGATTTTTTGAAATATTTAATTTTTCTTTATTTAATTGAATTTTTTGTTTATATATATTAACATAATAATCAGTAACATCAAGTCCAACATATTTTGTTGTTGCAGCACCTTTTTTATTATTTTGAATATCGTAGGAATTATCAAATTCAACTGTTGATGTTTGTGATTTTAACACTGCTTTATTTGCGCCAAGAATTTCACTTGTTCTATTTACCAATTTATTTTGATAATCAATTAAACCAGAATTCATTATCTGTAATTTAACTGGGTCAGTTGAAAGGACAGGTCCTAAATTAAGTTTAACTGGAAATACAACAATAAGTCTATCAACGATAGTTGCTGGTGCACCTTCTACTCCAAGTCCCTTTATTTTTTCATTATATTCAAATAAACCATGTAGTTGTGTTATAGTATCTTCACCATCTTCTGTGACATCATCTTGTCTTAATATAAATGATTTTTTTGAAGTTTTTGTTATTAAATATGGCGTACCAATTTGTTTTAATACAATATCTTCTTGATAGTTTGCTAAAATAGATATTATAGAATCAACACCATTTATGGTTTTTATTGTACTATCGTATTTTTTACTATCAATATCTGTTTTAATTTTATCTGCAACACCAGTATATAAATTTTTTAATTTTAGAATTAGTTGATAAGTATTTTGGGGTTTATTACTTGTTTCTGGTGATATATTATCGGCAGGTATTATCAAAGGAGAATTAATGATATATCTAAGTAATATATCAGTAAGGGGAGCATATGTAACAGCTATGAATTGTGCGTCAATAATAAAATTTCCAGTATCTGATTGAAATTCTGAAGTATATTTTACCAAATGTAATTGATATGATAATGTTTTACCATAATATCCTTTGATAGATAATTCAAAAATTGGTGGTGGAAAGTCAAAAAGTATTCTATAGGGCGAACTTTCTTGATTAAAGAATGATAATCCTCTTATATCAATAAACTGTATATTAACTTGTGGTACAAATGAAGAATTTATAACGACCTTAATGTTGTTTATACCAAAACTCTCGTATTGTGTGTAATTACCCGTACTACCATCATAATAATTTGTAGTAAATTTTAAATAATTCGGATTATTATCATCTTGATTTTGATTTACACCCAATAAATTAACTTCTTTTGGCTTTTCGAAACCAGTTTTGAATACGCCCTGACTAACATTACCGTCATTTGTTGTTACAATAACAGTTCTACCTTTACTTTTTGCCTTCAATTCGGCAAATATATACATATCTTGATATTGTGGAATACCATTTACAAATGGAATTCCATTATTATCAATTATTGTATTTATGTTAACACTATTAGGGTCAATTAGATTTACATTACTTGCCATTCTATTGATTTTAAATATAAATACCTCTCAATGTAAAATGTAAAATTAATGGGTCTAATCAACATATTTAAACTATTTATTAGAAAGTAAAAAAATGATATTATTACAAACATTATTAACCATTAACTATCCTATTTGGCAAAATGTATTCTTTTATTTATTTATTGGATTGGCAATCCTTACAATGATTGCTGCTCTTATAATTACAAAAAGAATAGCTAAAAAAATTACAGAAGTGAAAATAATGCAACAACAACATGCTGCAAAGATAGACTTAATAAGAAAAGAACATTCAGAGATATCAGAAATAATAAGATTGGAAATGCTCAAACGTGAGGATGAAAGAATTCATCAATGGATTGAATCTGAAAAAGAAACATTACATGTTTTGAATGGTGTTTCAACATTATTGGATTTGAACGAAAAAGTTGGTAGAGTAGACTCCAATAAAATTATGAAAAAACTTGATGAGATTCATGAAAAAGTGGAAAATTTAACTGATTTTAATGAAGTATTGGCGATAATTAAAGAAAGGGTTGAAATATTATCGGTAATTAAAGAAAATATTGAAAAATTAACAAAATCTGAATAATTTTTAAGCCTTATGATAAAAATGAAAAAACTTAAGGAAGTTAATTCAATGCTTAATAATGTATTAAATAAATTAGAAACTCAAATGTTTATCGAAAATATTAATGACATTAAAGACAAGAAGATTAGTGAAGAAAAGCCAGAACACATTGTTGAGATAAAACAATAATTAACACTATTTATATAAAAGATAATATATTATGAGTAAGATATTACAAGCGGGCGAAACTGGATTTGGAATTCTGATAGAATCAGATGCTGGCTATATAAACACTGAAATCAATAAAGATATTCTCAATGAGAATTTCGAATTAAAACCAAATGAACCCGTATTAGTTAATTGTATTTTACAGAAATGGGGAGTAAAAAATAAAAATGGTCGCATCTATCCCAAAGATGTATTAGTACCACAAGTTAATGAATATCAACAATTAGTTAGTACCAATAGTGCTGTATCAGAAGCAGACCATCCTGACTGTGTAAATGCTTCCGAATCAATGATTTGTACAAAAAATGGTTGGAAATGGTTTAATGATATTTCAAATAATGAAGAAATATTAACACTTAATACCATTACAAATCAAATTGAACCACAAAAAATTGATAAGAAAATTTATTTAGATTATAAAGGTAAAATGTATAAATTTTCTGGTCAAAATATTGATTTAACAGTAACTGGTAATCATAGGTTTTTGCTTGAAAATAGAATGGGTAGGAGAGAATATTATTTTGCAAAAGATATTTTTGAAAACAAATATAATATTTTTTCTTCTGGTCAGTATAAATTATTAAAAACGGGTAAGTGGATTGGTCAATATGATAAGTATTTTATGTTAAATGGTGTTGAGCAAAATATTTTTAGTTTTAATATGAAACATGATTTAATTGAAAAATATAAACAACCAATTAATATAAAATCTGAAGATTGGTTTGCATTCATGGGAATATATTTAGCAGAAGGACATTGTGGTGGCACAAAGTCTAATCAATATAAATTAAAGGGATATGATGTAGTTATTACGCAAAAAAATGAAGAAAAAAAGAAAATTATTATAAACCTATTAAATAAATTGCCTTTTAATTATTGGATTGATGAACATGATGATGGAAAATACCAATATCATATAGCAGATGCAAGATTATATAATTATTTGTTTCCATTGGGATATTCACATAATAAATATATTCCAATTGAATTAAAGCAAGCATCTTTTGATTTATTAAAAATATTGTTCAAGTGGTTTGAATTAGGTGATGGAAGATTAGTAAAAAATAAAATAACTGGTAAAATACATAAAGAATCAGTTTTCTCAACATCAAAACAATTAATTGAAGACTTGCATGAAGTTTTAATTAAAATTGGTGGTTGCGGTAATATTAATACTTATCAACCAAAAGACAGAGAAATTATTGACCATAAAATGTTAAAAAAAGAAATGGTTCTTTCAGATGGAACTGTTGAATATATTAATGAAACTATTAATAATAAAAGATTAATTAAATCTGAAAATAGTCATATTCAATATAATTTAAATATTTCAAGAACAAAAAACATTTATTTGGATAAAAGAAGTATAAAAATAACTGAGATTGATTTTAATGGTGATATTGCTTGTGTTAGAGTTAAAAACGGTAACTTTTTAGTTAAAGTAAATGGCAAGTCACATTGGACAGGTAATTCAAGTATTATTTCGTTACAGAATATCTCACATATGATTACAAAAATGTGGTGGGGTAAAGGCACAGAAGAAAATGTATTGTTTGGACAACTTAAAATAATTGTATCACCGGGATACATTAAATATGGTGTTGTTTCAGTTGTAGGCGATAAAATTGTTCTTTATTTACAAAATAAAATAAAGATGGGCGTTTCTTCTCGTGGTGTTGGTACACTTAAAGAAATTAATGGTGAAAATCTTGTTCAAAATGATTTTGAACTTATTGGTTTTGACTTAGTTGCTACTCCAAGTACTCCGGGTGCTTATTTGTTTCCAGATAAGCAAAGTAGTGTGGGTTTTGAAGAAAACTATGTAAATAAAAATGGTATATATCTTAAAGAAGAGGATAACAAGCTATTAACAGCTTTAAATAAATTTTTACTTTAAGATGGTGAAATATAAGTATAATAATTGAGAATAGCAAGATTTTTGGTAAAAAATATACTTTTTTGTAAAGATTATGTATTTATATAAAAATTATAGTATTAGATACTATTTGTTAACAACATGAAAGACGATAAAAAATCATCGATAATTAAAGAAGCTTTAACTGATTATAATGCAATCATGGAAGCTGCAGATACTAATGCTAAAAATAAATTAGCGGAAGAATTTCCTGAAAAGTTTAAGGACTTATTAAAAGAAGAATTAGAAAATAAAAATAAATCAAAAAAAGAATCCTACAAAAAATTGGATGAAAGTAAAGAATCTGAAAAGTCAGATGATGTTGAATCAAATAAAGAATCTGTTATGAAGAATCAAACTAAAGAGACCAAAAAGGTCGTAAAAGAAAATGCTGGAGAAGGTAAACCCTTCGATGAAAAAGCAAAAGAAGTGGCTAAAGTAGAAGAAGATGTTAAAATCACTGATACTGTTGGTAAAGGTGACCCATTTAAAGAAAAGGCAAAAAATGTCCAAAAAGTTGAAGAAACTGCTGGCGATGGTAAACCATTTGGCGAAAAGGCAAAAAAACCACTTCAAACCGAAGAATTTGATGTAACAGAACTCGATGTGAATAGTGTGGGTTCTGCTTTGGAAAATGCTGACCAAGAAGATGAAGTCATTACAATGGACGAAATCGAAAACGAAATTGCTAACATGGAAAATTTAGGTGAAGAATTAGAAGGAATTGAATCTTCCTCACCTTCATACATGGAAAAAGGCAATAAAGGTATAGCATTTGACCAACTTGTTAATATGAGAAATCAAATTGATGAAATGATTAAGGGTATGGGTAATGTTGAGGAAATGCATCAGGCAGGTCAGGAAACATTTGGTGGTACAGCACAAGTTGCTGGATTGCATAATGACGGTCCTACTGATAAGCTTATTGACGAAAAACCAGTTGAAGAAATGCATCAAGGCAATTTCCCTCTCGATAAAATGCATCAAGGTAATTATGATAACAAGTTAATTGACGAAGAAAATCCGGTTACTGATATTACTGATGCTGATATTGAAGCAGTATTGGGTGCTGAAAAACCAGTTGAAGAAACTCATGGTGTAGATTATGCTAAGAGACGTAATGTAACTGGTAGACATTTACCACAGGCTGAATATTTAAGCCAAGGTGAATTAGACCAATCACCTGAATGGGTTCAAGAAGCAAAGAAAAAACTTGGTGGTTTAATCGAAGAAAACAAAAAGTTAACTAAGAAAGTAAACGAAACTAAGAAATTCAGAGAATCGATGACAACTTTAGTTGAAAGCTACAAGTCCGCACTTGAAAAATATCGCAATCAATTGAAAGAAATGGCAATATTCAATACCAATTTGGCACATGTAAATAACCTTTTGGTAAATGAAGAATTGGCATTAACTCAAGAAGATAAAATTAAAATTATCAACGAATTTAAAAAAGTTGATAGCATTACTACATCACAGAATAAGTATAAAGCATTCTTATCAGAAATGAAAGAAGGCAAAAAAACTTTAACCGAAGCTATTGAGACTAAAGTAGGTGCTTCTATACAGCCGTCTTCAAAGCAAAAACTTGATGAAGTAGTTGAAAAAACTGCCTACGAAAATGATGAGCATATTAAAAGAATGAAAAAGCTTATTGAATACGTAGAACATAGAGGCAAAAAAAATAATCTTTAAAATTTAAAAAAACAATAATATGGGATTTTTAATGGAAAGTGCCGAAGTTGGTAATATTGGATTAAAACAACTTCGTGAACAAAGAGAGATTACTACAAACAGATGGGAAAAAATCGGTTTGTTAGAAGGTCTTGAAGGTAATGTAAAAGAAAACTGCGCACAGTTATTCGAAAACCAATTGTCCTACATGATTAACGAATCGTCAGATTCTTCTTCAAGTGGTCAATTTGAAACAGTTGCATTCCCCGTAATTCGTAGAGTATTTGCTAAACTTTTGGCAAATGACATCGTGTCTGTACAGGCACTGAACTTACCGATTGGTAAATTGTACTACATCAATCCAAAAACAAGCGTTAGAGTTAATGAAAATGTAAATCAATATGAACATACATCACCTGATGGTGCATATGGAAATGCTGCATCAAAAGCTCTTTCAGCAAGAACACAATTTGAAACACGTTCATTATATGATGCATTCTATGCAACTGAATACAATCAGGAAGGTACATCATTATTTGACCGTTCAAAAGGTGAAATTACTATTGTAACTGGTACTACACTTATCGTAAGTGGTGTTCCGGGTGTTGATAAATTCATTGTAGTAGCAATTACTGGATTTACTTCAACAAACGAAGGTAAATTGATTGGTCCTGCTGGTGTTCCGGTAGACACTGAATCATTCCTTGCTGGTTTGAGAATTTATTCTGATAGCAGTTTTACTGCTTATGTTGCTGCTGACAGCATTGCTGCTGGTGCTCAACTTCCTTTCAATGTAAAGGTTCAGAAATACGGACAAGCAATTGTTGACAATACTGGTAGAATTACTCTTATTGTTGATTTACAGTCTCCTGCTCCTAATGGCTACGATGCTATGACTGGTTCGAGTGCTGCTACTTTCAACTATGCATACAGAGTATATTCAGACCTTGAAGAAGACTCACAGATGGCAGAAGTAACTTTCGTACTTGACCAAGTTACAGTATCCGTAGAAACACGTAAAATGCGTGCTATGTGGACACCTGAATTGGCACAGGACGTTAGTGCATTCCATAACATCGATGCAGAAGCTGAATTGACTGCTTTATTGTCAGAACAAATGGCTGCAGAAATCGACCGTGAAATTCTTCGTGACCTTAGACGTGGTGCTGCTTGGACTGCTCGTTGGGACTATAATGGTCTTCGTAAACAAAGCAATACTTACTACGGTGTACAGAAAGACTGGAATCAGACTTTGGTAACAAAGATTAACCAGATTTCTGCTCAAATCCACAAAGCTACTCTTCGTGGTGGTGCTTCATGGGTAGTTGTATCTCCTGAAGTTAGTGCTGTATTCGATGACCTTGAATATTTCCATGTAAGTAATGCTGCTCCTGAACAGGATAAGTATAACATGGGTATTGAAAAAATCGGTACATTGGGTGGTCGTTATATTGTATATCGTGACCCTTATGCACCAGCTAACACAGTGTTAATTGGTCATAAAGGAACAAGTATTCTCGAAACCGGTTACATATACGCTCCCTACGTTCCAATGCAGTTAACTCCTGTAATGTATAATCCATTCGACTTTACTCCGATTCGTGGTATCATGACTCGTTACGCAAAGAAAATGGTTCTTAACCGTTACTTCGGTAGAATTTTCTGCGATGGTTTAACAACTTTCGGAATTGGTGATTTGAGATAATCATAAATAATTAATAAAAAAGGGTTGGTAATTCCAACCCTTTTTTATATATTTGTCGTGCATTAACATATATGTTCTATAATAAGAATGAAAAATTTAATTAAAGTAATAATTGATTGTTTAAGTGATGATTTATTAAAAAAAGAATATAAATCATTAAATAATGATAATAAATTATATGGACATTGTTATGTTGCAACTGAAGCGTTATATCATTTAATGGATGATGAAACTAAATATAAATATACACCAGCAATATTAAAAGTTAATGATGTTGTTCATTGGTTTTTAAAAGAAAAAAAAACCGGAAATATTATCGATATAACAAAAGAACAGTTTGATTTTGAATTGGATTATTCTAAATCAAGAAATTGTTTTTTTCTTACCAAAAATCCATCTAAAAGAACATTAATTTTAATTAATAGAATATATGAAAAAAATTGTTATTAATAAAACTATTATTCTTTTTTTAAATATTAATGATATGATATCATTAAAACAAAATGAATTAAAAAAAATAAAGGAACAATATTTATTAGAATATGATAATTGTATTATATATAATTATTATAATTTAAAAAATCATAAATCATTGATAAGAGATAAGATTAATAAACTTAAATTTATAAATCAAATAAGAATTAATGCAAGAGATTGTATTATTAAAATAATAAATAATATTGAAAAAAACAATTTTCTTAATATGTATCACATTCAAGGTACTGATAAATCTCAAATACTTTATGGTGCATTTCATAATGAAATATTAATTGCTGTAATGACATTTGATAATGTAAAAGGTATGAATGGTGGAATAAAAAATAACGAATTTGATATGTCGAGATTTTCTGTAAAATCTGGACATATTGTTGTTGGGATATTTAATAAAATATTAAAGAAATTTATAAATGATTATAAACCAAGTAAAATAATATCATTCGGTGATTTGAATTTTATGAATCGAGATAATAATATATACGAGAATAATAGTTTTAAAATTATAAAAAATATACAACCAGATTTTAAAATATTAATAATAAATCGAAATGAATTATATCATAAATTTACGTATGGTTATAAATTTTTTAAGAATAAAAATATTAATATTGAAACAAAAAACAATATAAAAAATAATTCATTTCGTGTTTGGAATTGTGGTAAATTAAAATTTGAATTATATATTAATGATGGTAATGTTGTTTTTGGTTTTGTATATGTGATAGTAAACAAAATAAATAATAAAAAATATATTGGACAAACCAGTAGATGTCTTACTAAAAGAATATATGAATATAAAGCAGCTCTTAAATATAATAAATTTTATAATCAACATTTATTGAATGCGTTTAATAAATATGGTTGGGATAGTTTTGAATTTAAAATTATAGATACTGCACAAACAATTGATGAATTAAATAATAAAGAAATTAAATATATTAACGAATATAAAACAACTGATAAGGAAATTGGATATAATATTGAATCTGGTGGTAAAAATGCAATTCCTGATATCGAGACATTAAATAGAATGTCAAAATCTCATTTAGGTATTAAACAAACAGACAATTGGATTGATAAAAGAATTTCAAAGGCTGGAACAGAAGAGGCCAAGAAATATGGTAAAGCAAAAACCGAAGAAGAAAAATATACACTAAGTATTAAATCGCCAAAATATTGGCAAGGTAAACAAAGAGATGATAAGACTAAAGAAAAAATTAGCAAAACAAAAAAAGAAACGGGTTTATCTTCAAAACAAAAAGAAATATTATGTAAAAAAGTATATAGGGTCAATACAATAACAAATCAAATTCTTGAATTTGAATCAACAGCACATGCGTCTAAAATAGAAAATGTTAATCAATCAACAATATCAAGGTGGTGTAGTAAAAATAAAATAATTGGGGATATTCTTTGGAGATATTAATCCTCAGTGGATTCTTCTTTGATTTCAATTAATTTTATTAATGTGAATCCTTCTGCAATATTTTCATATGCATCAAGTCTTCTTTTCATTTCATCATAAACATGAAGTAATATATCTTGAATCTTTTCTGCATCAATCAGAATAATATCGTTTATTATATGTTCAGATGGGTTTTCGACAAATAATCGTTGATTTCTTTCACTAAAATCAATCCATTCTTTATTATGTGGTTTATATTGTCCAATAAACACTAATTGGTCATTTAATGGGTCAAATCTAACAATAATTCGTTGATTTGGTTTTTTTTCGATTTTAACTATCCATTCCATATATTTACTTTATTTATTAATTTCTCATATTCTTCGTAATCAAAACCTTTTAAATTTCGAATATCTTCAATCATATCCCTTGTCCATATCATTTGATATGCTTCATGTCTACGGGGAATAGAAAAAGACCAACCAACAAATGAATCATCAAATATTATAATATCACCGTTAATTTGATATTGCACAATCTTGCACATTAGTCAAATTCTTGTAACGAGCACCGTATTGTCCCGTGAGAAACCGATTCAAAATGTTCTTACCTGCATTTATATCTGCATTGTCTTTGTGACCACATGATAGACACAAGAACATTTCTCCACTACGATTTCCCCTATCGGAATGACCACATACTGGACAGGTTGTACTGGTGTAATAAGGTGCTACGCTGCGAAAACTAACACAGTTAATCTCGCATTGTGCTTCTAACCTTTTGAGCCAATATTTCCAATTCCAAGTTCCGATAGAACGCCTGATATTTTTGGTCAACAAGCGTTTGACCTTTGATTTATTTCCCATCTTCTTCAATTGTTCAACAACTATTAAATCTGGATTTTCCTTTGTTATAATTTCTTTGCTTATTTCATCAATCCTTTGTTTCAGTGCTCTCTTGGCTACATAATATCCATTGGACTTTTGCTTACATCTTTTAACTCTCTCGATGCAACCTTTGATGTCCTTGCCGTATTGATTACCATTATTTAATGAAGCCAGTGCATTTATACCTGTGTCTACACCAATACACTTCGTACCTTCTTTCTTTGTCTCAGTTACAATTTCGAAACTAAACTGAACATAGTTCTTGGTTATAATATATGAGTTCAGTCTCTTGCCGATGTTATTGTATTTGTTGAAATGTTTATGGTACTTGATGGGTAAATCCATTATCATTTTATTACCAACACTGGCGATATGTAACCAAGCATCGAAAAGTCTACTGTCTTCGGTTTTGTAACCATTATTTTTAGTCGGTACTAAGTCAGCAATGGTACAACTAACATACATTATATTACCTTTATGAACTGGCATGACCAGTTTATTTGGTTTATCTTTCCACCTTACTTTTGTTGCCAACACCATATCAATTGCTTCTCTGGCTGCGACCTTTCTTAATCTTGCAGATAACCATGTTTCGGGAATATCGACAATGGGTTTGAGAAGTTCACCTTTGCTTACTTTCTCAGAATTCAGCCAAAAGTATTGAATGAAGATATTAACCACCTTTGAGTATTCACTCAAAATAGTTAATAAATCATTTCTTTTCTTCGCTGTTGCGAATTTCAGACTACATTTGGTTGAACGGATTAGTTTCATTTATGAAAAGATATGTTATTATCGTATAAAAAATTAATTAAATTAATTATAAAATTCTTTCTTGTTCTGGTGTTGGTCTATGATTCATATTCAATTAAATCATTATCAGTTATTAAAATTTCATCTCTTCCTTTAGTGATATATGATGACATGTCTTTATTCATTGCAGCACTTAAACACAAATTATAAATTTTGGTTTGAACTTGTGCAAATGCAAATTTATTTTCATATGATTTACTTGTTATCCTGATAATCACATCATCAACAAATGTAATGTTTGATTGTAATCCAATTGAATATACCAATATATTTGCTTTTAATACATAAAGTTTATTTACTTCCATTATTTTACTTCCCTCCAATTCTCATTTTCAATGCCATTTTTTAATTCATATAATTTATTTTCATCAATTACAAGAACTTTTAAACCTTCTTGTCTGAAATAAAGTTTACCATCCTGAAGGATGCCCATATTATTGATATTATCCCTTTCTTCAATTGTTTGAACTATAATATGATATTTATTATCAAATATATATGAAGTCTCAGCCATTAATTTCATATTTTCCCATAATAGTTTAGCCATTTCATCACCCACTTGTCCAAGTAATCGTATACCTTTATCAAGTTCTATTACTGTTTCTGGGTCAAGGTCTGGACTTCTGCGATTAGACACATCTTGAAGAATATATCTCGCTAATTCAATTGAAAAAAACTTGTCTTCTGGTTTATCTTCATATTCTTTCGATAGTTCAATACATGGTCGTCCAGAAGCATTTAATTTTATCTCATATTCAATTCTTTGCATAATTATCATTGATTGTCACAAATATAAGATAAATTTTCCAAAACAAAACATTTTTTTAAAAAAACTTTTTAGTATTTATGTAAAATGTAATATCTCACACTATGGCATTAATTACAACAGTAGATAAAAATAAATTATATCTTCACATTAAACATGAATTAGGACATCCTTTGAGAACATTTGAACTCAATGATGAAATGATGGATTCCTATCTTGAAATGGTTATTGAAGATTATTCATCACTTGTTAATAGTTGGTTAATTCAACAACAATGGATTGGATTAGAAGGTTTGAGCAAAGAAAGCAGCGATTTTCTCAGTGCATTTACAACAAAATCAAATTCCTATATGGAATCATTTACATATGCATATTCAAAACAAGTGGGTCTTGGAACTAATGCGCCAGCAGCAACTGGATGGGAACTCAAGAGAGATTTTATTATAACCGAAGCAAATACACAACATTATATTATTCCTGCTGGTAGAGAAGTTAATGAAGTACTATGGGAAACACCACCTGAAATTGATGCGGGTATGGTTGACCCGTTTGCATTGAACACATTTTCACCGGGAATGCTTGGTTGGTCTTATCTTGGTCGTCCTGCCATGTATGTACAACCCACATTTTCAACACTTTTATCTGCACAAGATAGAAGAATGAAACAAAGAGTAATGCAATCAATATTAACATATCGTATAACTGGTTTAGCAAGTGGTGAAAAAATACTACATCTATATCCAGTTCCCGGAAGTCGTGATGAAATCTCAGGTGCTTGGGGTAAACACATGGCTGGAAGAAAAGTATGGTATTGGTATTACGATACAAATAAGAAAGGTAGAGATAAATGTTTAGAAGAAAATAGTGATGTAATTAAATTACCTTCCGACCCACCAATAAAAGTGCTGGAATGGGGTAAAATGAATGATGTTGCACATCAACAAATCAGAAATTTACTCATAGCCAAGGTAAAAATGGTAATTGGTGGTATTCGTGGTTTTTTCAGTGGCGAACTTGGTGTAACTGAAAAACAATTAACTATGGATTATCGTCATTTGCTTGATGAAGGTATTAAATTGAAAGAAGATACAGAAAAAATCATTCTCGAACAATTGATGAAACTAAGTCAGGAAATTATGACTGAAACCCGTGCAAAAATTGCTGAAAATGTTAACAAGGAAAGAGGATATCAACCACCAAGAACTCCAATTATTGCAATTTAAGATGAAAAAGAAAAAACAAATAATTGACCTTGAGAATGATAGAATGGGTTTATTCATGACGGAAAATTCATTTGATTTAGATATAATGTATGGTAGGGCATATTTAGAAACAGATAATGCACAAGAAGTTATATTACATAAAATCAATCTCATTGAAACCAAAACGCATGCATTATATGGTCAGGCAAAAACAAAAGATAAAAAATTCTTTACACCTGTCCGACTTAGAGTGATGGTTACTGTTGAAGAAGGAAAACAAGAAAATTATGGTGGTAATCCCGGTGGTATTGCTCGTGATGATACTGGAAATATCACATTTGGCGTATATATTAAAGAACTGGAAGAAAAGGGTGTTGAAATTGACCGTGGAGATATTATCGAATACAATCTCAGTGGAGAAAAAAATAGATATTATGAAGTTGAAAGTGCAAATAATGTTACAGATACAACAGCTAAAACAATTGGTGGGTTCAAATCGTACTGGAAACGTATAAGGGGCGTTCCAGTAAAATCTGATGTTGTTCCATTTTTAAGTGAAACTAAAGGAAATTAAATATTATGAAAAAAGATAGTAAACAAAGACTTTTCGAAGTCATGGGAAAAGTTGATAAAACTTTCAAACCTAAATTAAATGAAGATTTTGGTGGTATTCCACCAGAATATCAAATTGAATTCGATAATTTAAAAAAAGAATATGGTGATAATGTTATTAATTCGTTTTTCACACATGGATTACCAGGATTTTATGATAGTCGAACCAGAGGTAATTATAGTCTTGACGCTATAAAACAAAATCTAAATCATGTGAGTGATGAATATTTACCTATAACAACACCAATTGGAAGTGAAGATGACAAACTATTTGTTAGTATTGTAAATCAAGGAATTGATTCACATCTTGAAGGATTCAGAAAAAGTAAATTTAGTGATACTGCAGGAACGCTTGGTCGCAGAAGAGTTTTCAATTTTCATAAATCTGAAATTCCTATTCTATTGAGAAGACTTGAAGAACTTGGAACGGAAGAAGCACTTCAATGGAAAGATGATATTGAAAATTATGATAAAAACATTAATGAAGTTCTTCAACAAAATGAAGAACTTGCTGTGGCATCTGATGGAGGATATTATGATAAACCAGAACATCAGGTTGTTGTTAGCAGAGAAGAAGCACAAAATATGAAACAAATAACTGATTCAATGTTTAATGAGTTATTTTCTGGTGAAGGGGTTACCAAAGTCGATGTAAATGATAATTTAAAACAAGAAATTATTAATAAATTGAAAGAAAGTGGAATTAAAATTGATTATGATGATGAAGAAGGTCAATATTTTTATTGGATGAGTAAAGATGAAGATTTGGAATTAGCAAAAGATGAATTTAAATTAATTGTTAGTAATTTATACAATAAAGTACAGAATGAACCACTAAGCGAAGCAAAGGCAATTAATCCCAAATACTCACATTTTGCAGTAACAAAAGCAGGTAAAATTGTAAATGGTTGGGATTATAGTGGTATGGACCCCGAAGAGTTAAAATCATTCAAAAAAGATTATTTCTTCAATGATATTGTTGAAATGGGAATAGACCCCAAAACTGTTGCTATTTATACCACAAGAACATTGCAAAAAACAGGTATAAATCCATTTGATTCAAATAATTGGAATTAAGTCTGGTGATTATTGAATAAAAATTTTTCTAATCTACGACATTTTTATTATTCTCAGTATTTATAATAAAGAAAAATAACATTAAAAACTAAAAAATTACGAAAATGGTATTATCACAAAGGTCTTATAGATTATTTCAAAGAACAGATATAGTAACTTATACTGGACTTGGAAGTGCAGCAGCAATTGCAGCAGCAATTGCAGTAATAGCAGCAACCGCATTAGTAAGTGAACAAGCAGTTTATTAATAATTAGCTTGAAATAAAACATAAAAAAGAGGATTACTATGTCCTCTTTTTATGTTTTTATTATTGAAATAAACCATCATCTATCCAGATAGGTGTTTTTTTACCCATATATACACCTTCTATATTAAAATCAAAAAATTCTTCGGCTTCATCAAATGTCATTTTATCTCTATCCATGAGAATATGAATACATTTCGTTCTGGAATACACAATTTTTTCATTACAAACACCAATAATTGCATCGTCAAAACCATCTGCTGACATCCATTTAATACCATCACAATAATGTTCTTTTATCTCCGTAAGTTTACTCATGTGTTTTTGTTTTGAAATGTTTATTTTTTATTTTTTCGAGTTCTTCTGTGAGTTTTTTATGTTGTTCTTTTGATTCTATTCCCAAATCCGAACCATATTGAATAAATATATCAATAACAAAAATTATAAATTCCCTTTCCTTCTCCGAAAAATACGTGCTTTTCTTTGCAAAAAGAAATAATGCCAGAGAAAGAAAAAGAATTATTGCTACCAATAATATTATTAATATGTATAATATTGTCATTCAATAGAATTAATATTCAATATCATCAAAAATAATTGGTATTTTATTTTTTAATTCGTGTAACAATGGTATTGTAATTTCTCTCATTTGTGGATGTGCTGGTGGAGCACAACGTAAATTGAAAAAATGTCGCCATTCTCTCATATTCAATTTAACATTGATTTCAGTCTTTAATGAATTAGGTAAAATTGCTCTGGCTTGTTGCGGTTGCCAACCCAATTCAATTAAACGATTATATTGTTGTTCTGCATATAACATAGCATTATGCCAAATAATATATTCCTCATTTGAACTTGTTTCAATTGGAATAAATGTTTTATATTCACCCTGAGTAATTTCAGTCCAATTGGGAATGATGAATGTAAGTTGATTATCGAATTTATCTTTTGAATAGTTACAATAACGAGTACTTTCTTGTGCAAATGATGCTATACGATGTCTCACCAATTCATGCGAAACACCTCTATCACAAACAAATTTAACAGTAATGTCATAAAATTCAATCATTGCTTCATGACCTCTTTCAATTAATGATTTTATCATTTTATGTGCAGAATCTTCGGTTATCTTATCTTCTGATTTATAACAAGTTCTTGCTACTTTTTCAATTGTTTTTAATATATCATCACCATTTATTAGCGTTAATATTTCATAATTTGGTTTAATTAATTTCATTAATTTTTTCTTTCTATAATAAATTCAAGTAATTTACATTTTTCATTAAATAAATTCATATCCCTTTTTTCAAACGATAATATCATATATTTAATAATATCGTCCCATATCATATTTTTATCTTTTAAATAATCATCAGGATTTTCTAAAAATGAATTTTTTATTATTATTTCTGCAAGTTGTTCATATGAATCGGGGTTAATATATTCCACAATATCAATAACATCATGCATTTCCATTTTTGGTCTTGTCATATCCAAACAATCAAAAATCCAAAGACCGAAATCATAATAATTTTGATATTGTTTCACTTTACTTATTTAATAATATTGTAGGTAAATTTACTTTTATCACTTCATTATAATGATACAAATCAAAATGTTCTTCTTTTAAAATAATAAGTTTAAATGTAGTATTTATGTTTCTTTCAACGCTATCGTCTTGAAGAAGTGCAAACAAAATTTTATCCCCTACTTTAACATCTTCACCATTATCATATTTTTTTACATTTAATTTCTGAAGCATTTCTTCTGTAACAATGTAATTTTGTTTGATTTGTGTTTCAAATAATTTTTTCATAATTTTACTTATTTTTTGGATTGGTAAGTATTTCCAATTCATGTGTAATGCGTTTTCTATCGCCTTCACTTAACGCAATCATCTTGGAAGTTGTCTTACCGTTTAATTTTTCTGGCTTTGTGCCACGTACTAATTGTGTGGTGAGTGCAGTTGCTACTCGCTGTCTACGCATCTTGACTCCAGTTGTACCCTTCATAATCTCGATTTTTATTTAATTATTATTTTTTTAATAATATTGTTGGTAATTGACCACCTTCCATTCTTTCATCATATGTGTATAAATTAAAATGTTCTTCTTTTAATATTATTACTTTCGAAGACATAACATTTACACCATTAGCTAAGTTTTCAAGAATATCCCCTTGAAGCAATGCGTATAATATTTTATCACCTACTTTAACATCATCACCATTATCATATTTCTTCACTTTTAATTTTTCTAATATTTCATTTGTGATAATATTATTTTGTTCAATTTGTTTTTTAAATAAATTTTTCATAATCTCGATTTTAATTTAACTATTATTTATTTTTAAGTTCTTTCATTATTCTTTTAGCTTGATTTTCACAAAAATCTATTTCCCATTCATCAGGATTGTTTTGATATTGTTTCATTATACGGGATTTATATCTTCTGGATAAACTGCAAGATAATATCCGTTTTCAGTAACAAGGATATTATCTTTTTGTTCCCAGACTTCGATGTTATTATTTTTTAATTTTTCTTTAAATAAATCAATTGCATTTACTAAATCAATATCATTATTCGCCCCCTTAAACACATTTTCTTTTTTCGAACTTAAGTCTGTGCTAATTATTATTGTAGATTTTTCCATAATATTTATTTCTTTTTGGGATTTCCGATTACCAGAATTTCACGATTGATTCTTGTTTTATCAGCATCGGTTAAAGCAACCATTTTGCTGGTTGTCTTACCATCTAATTTTTCAGGTTTTGTGCCACGTAGAAGTTGTTCTTCCAAACGTTTCTTTGCATTTTCTCTTCTCATTTTAATTCCAGTTGTACCCTTCATAATCAATTTTTATTTAATATAGTTATTTATAAATTATTTTCCGCTTGAACCAAAACCGCCAGAACCTCTTTGAGTATTTGATAACGTCTCAACTACATTCCATTCGGCAGTTTCATGTTTTGAAATTATCATCTGTGCGATTCTATCACCATTTCTTACAATACAATTAATATCTTCATTTAAATTAACCAAACAAATCATAATTTCTCCACGATAATCACTATCAACAGTACCGGGAGTGTTTATGATAGTCAAACCACTTTTTATTGCCATTCCTGAACGTGGTCTAATTTGTGCTTCATATCCCATCGGAAGTTCAATGAAAATACCTGTAGGTATTAGTTCTCTTCGAAGTGGCAGAATAAGCACATTTTTATTTAGGTTAGCGTATAAATCCATTCCTGCCGAACCTTCAGTTAAATAAGTGGGCAATGGATTTCCCGATTTGTTTATTATATTAATTTTCATTACATTTATTTAAATACTTTTTTAACTTCAGGTATTTCTACTGCATTATCCCTACGTTCTTCAGGTATGCTTTCAAGAAGACCCAAATCTTCCCATTCTTTTTTCGTATAACCTATTTTTAATTCCATAGTTATTTATTTTCCACTTTAACCAAAACCATCTGAACCTCTTGGGGTTTTGGATAACTCATATGCTTCAACTAAAGTTATTTTAGGTAGTTCAATAAATACCACTTGAGCAACCCGTTCACCTGTTTTAAATTCCTTTCTATTCACGTTTGGAGCACCAAATATAGTATGCATATTTGTTTGATGAAATCTGCAACGAATTTCTCCACGATAACTTGCATCAATTACACCAACACAATTTTTTAACATTAAATCATATTTAGTCACTGAACTTCTTGGAAATACCAGTCCCACGTAACCTTCGGGTATTTCAACTGCAATTCCAGTTCTGTATTCAATAAAATCTGATGTTTCTTCAATCGCAACTGCAAATAAATCAAAACCTGCGTCAATTTCAATTGCTTTATATGGTGTTTGTGCTTCTGATACTAATTTCTTAAATCTAATTTCCATATTTTTCTTCCCAATTTTTAGACATTTGTTTACACCACCCTTTTAATTGTTTTTTTGTTAATCCAAAATATTTCCTTACGCTTTCACTCATTCCAAATACTGGTATTCCTTTTATTATTTTAATATTTGGAAATTTAATAATATTTGGTTCAACATAAACTGTTTTTAATTCGAGATTAATTTTTGGTATTTTATCCATATTATTTATCTATTATCTCCACTTCCATGTAATGTTCCACGGTCACGTCTGGATTGTAATTTTTCGATATTTCCAGTTGCAACATCTTCCATTTTAATTCCAAGACTGTCGCACATTGAAGCAACATACCAAAGAATATCTCCAAGTTCTTTTTTTATTTCAGTGACATGTTCATGCGTGATTCTCCCACCTTCATCTCTAATAATTTTTTTAATTTTACCTTGAATTTCTCCTGCTTCACCCAATCCCAGACCATCATAAGCTATCGATAATAACAATTTTACATCATCTGGTGTATCTGGATGTTTTTCTAAGAACTTATCCATAGATATTTTGAGAAAATTCGCTTCTCTTTGATAATCATCAAATGTCTTTATTTCCAATTCTTTCCATTTTCTGATAGTTTTCAATTATTTTTATGAATTCAGCACCGTTTTTTTCGTTCTTCAATAATTCGCCCAACCTATTAGTAAGATTTTCTTCTACTTCTTTAATTTCATTTACTTCTTTATTCAAATTATTGAATTCTTCAAGTCTTTCAAGTGCAAATCTGGCTTGTATACCACCATCTAATTCAATCGATGAATATAATTCACCATTTACTGGATGATTTACTTCATAATGCTTTTTATTTGCATAATATAACAATGCTTGCTTGAGCAATCCAACAAGATTTTGATATGTTTCTATATCATTCATTCTTTGTCTTCTTCAATTGGTTTATGATTTTCAACAATCTGTTTTAAATCCCGTACTTCGTTAGGATATAGTGTGAATTCTTTACGAGAAGGATGTTTATAATTGTTGTTAATGTTTTTGTGAAAAAATTTACCTTGAGATTCAGCCTCTTCAAATTCTTTATATAATTCAGGATTAACGTTTCCATATGAATATGTATGTCCTCTACCGAAAGCAATGTAGAGTCTTTGATTTCTGGGAAAATATGTGGTCTTCAATATATTGTCCGAATTAAACACGGACTCGATATAACCAATACTTCCATCCTTTTCTTTAAATTCTTTGCGTTCTATTAACATGTTAATATATTAAGCAGACAAATATAATGAATTAAATATTAAAATCAAAACATTTTTCGAATTTAATATGACCACAATCATAAATTCTTAAATATCCTCTTTCTTGCATTATTTGTTGTTCGGTTTTTTGAGCATCAAATCCTGCTTTAACTAAAACATCTTTCCTGAATTTAAAACGATGATGTCTAATCATTTCATTGGTTTTAAAATAAAAATAATTGGGTTCAGTATTTCCCTTGAAATTAAATCCCAATTGCTGGTATAAATTTCCTTGAGAATATCGTCTATCGGCAAAGGTTAAAATTGATTTTGGTTGATATGTTTTTATGAAATAATTTAGTAATTTACTTGCACCACCAATAACACTTGTATTGAGTTTATTACAAAATCTCAACATTTCATATTCACCTTCAATACTGACTTTATTTCCCATTGCAATTCTTTTTTGGCCGAAAGTCATTGGTGATACCAAATCGTCATTATAAAATAAACCGATTTTAATTTTACTGTTAATTGAACCTTGAATATGATTATCATTTAAAAAGTTATTACATGTTCTTGAATCAATTTCTTTAACAACACATTTTCTTGCAAACATCTTGTTTTCAATCAAACCTAATTTACTTTTAATTATTGATTTAACAATTTCTTTTTTATAAATCCATTCATCCTCAAATATGTGTAATAGTTGGATTCCATGTTCAGCACATAATTCGGTTTTATTGAGGTGATAATTATTTTCTTTATTAATATTTGAATGCCAATAAAGACCATTAAATTCAATTCCCAATTTATGGTCGGGCATATAAATATCAATTTCTTTATTATCTATTCTAATCTTTTCGGTTTTTTTATTTAATTCGGTTTCAATAAAATCACGAACCTCATTTTCTTTAATTGAATTGTTTTCAGATATTGGATTACATAAGGTACAAATATTTTCAAATGAACCCACAATTGTTCTATTATAAAGATTATATCGATTAATTTCAAAAGAATCGTGTAATTTACATAAATTTTTTATTGTAATTGTATTGCCACTAATAATTATATTTGAAGCATCAATTTTTAAATAATCCGACCAAAAAGATTTTCTTTTCAAATTCATACTATTTTTAATACATAATTTATTCTCTTTGGATTCTACATAATGGTCAACATTATATTTATTTTGTATTGTCGTACATATTTTATCTTTAATCTTTTCTGATTGAAAGCCATATTCAACATTATAATTTTTTATGAATGTATTTTTCTTTCTTTTAGAAACAATGTCTGATTGTGATACATTTTTTACTCCCCAATGTTTAATATTTGTTTGAACCACACGTTCTTTAATTATATTGGATTTTAAGGGATATGTAACACCATAATTTTTTAATAATGTTTTTTCTTTTTTTTCTTTAATTGAATTCTTTTTAGAAATATTATCAACACCGAATTTCTTATTTATTTTTTCATTAAAATTTTCTTTATATTTACTATTTTGCATTGGGTATTCAACACCATAATTTGCAATAGATGTGAGTTTTTTATTTTTTTTCGTTATTGGCGAATTATTCGAACATTTGGTGGAACAAAATTTTCTGTATCCATTCTTATAGTTAATAAATTTAACATTATTATTACAAATAGAACATTTAGGTGATTCGATAATATTATTAATATAGTTATATGTTTTACACGCCCAACTAATGTTATTAAAAGATAGGTTGAATTCAATAATTTTATTATATAAAGAAATATCGTATTTTATTACGTATTTTTCATTATTTCTACCATTTACAATAATTAATATATCATTTTCCATTTATATCGTTTTCAAGTAAAATTCTTATTCTTTTAGAAATTGAATATCCATTCATTTTACAATGTTTTTGAAATTTTTCATTTAAGTCAGAATCAATTCTAATATTAAGCATTTTATTTTTTATTAATTTTTCCATATCGTATATCTTTTGCTTTACATAAATACGACAATATTACATAAATATATTTGAATCTACAAGTATTTATAAAAAAATGTTTACGTGGCACTTCCAAAAAAAATTAAACTAACTCTTGATACTAATCCACCACAAGTAGGTACTAATTATCTTAAATATGGAATGGAGAGAATTGAAGAATTGATGCGTCAAACTGATAGCAAAACCAAATATCTACCAAGAACAATTTTACTTGAAGATTTAGACCAAGCACTTTTTGATTATGTTAATCGTGATGGCATGAAGGCAGTGATAGATAATAAAATTGTGCCAACTTTTTATCTTGATAATGACCGTTGGGGTGAATTCAGTAAAACATGGAAATTTATGGATGGGGACCACAATGTTCCAACACCATATATTACAGTAAGACGAATTGATAAACAACCCGGAACACGACTTGGTGGTAAGTACAGAATTCCACAGCCACGTAAATTCAGATATTTGGATGTTCCAATATTGGATAATGGTGAAATTATTTATTTGCGTTTCAAAATGCCTGAACCAACAAATGTTGATTTAACATATGAAGCTGCTTTATTTACTAAATATAGAGTTGATGTTAATCTTTATGATGAACAAGTATTAAAGAATTTCGCCAGTCGTCAGGAATATCTTGGAATAAAAGGAAATCCGGTTCCATTAATTTTCGAAGGATTTGCTGAATCCAATCCTATTGAAAATATTGATGGTGACAGATTTTTCGTATCGAAATATGCACTTAAAATTCTCGGTTTCATTCAAGATGAAAAAGAATTTGAAATTGTTAAAACAACTAGAAGACCAAAATTCGGTTATGTTGTTAAATAAGTGGCATTTATATAATTAAATGTAGTTCCCGTTGGATAGTTTTGTTTAAGATTTTCAAAATTACTAAATGTTTTATTAATCCTATCAACATATAAACTATTAGCATTACTTGGAATTTCTTTTGCCTTAATTATTGGATATGATGGGGTTATAATTCTCCATGTTTTGTTTACAAGATTTAATTCTGTTTGAAAAAACAATTTTTGTGGTGTATCAAGTCCATAATTATCGAAATTTGCAAAAAGAGCAATTTTACCGGTTTTTGCATTATAAAAACTAAATTTCGTATAACCAATTGCAGTAGTGCCAGTAAATAAATCCATATATGATACAGGAACATACCAGCGATAGAATTGATTATTAACTACTGGACTGATTGTGTATGTTGGCACTTGACTTGTTGTGTTTACAATTTTTGTTAAGTACGTTGTGAATATTTTATTTTGATTGTAAACATCAAATGAATCATAAAATTCCAGAATATAAAAACTATTTAATACGTTTGTGGTAGGACCTGATAATTCTGCTGAAGTATATCCATTATTAAGTAATGAAGGTGAAAAAAAACCACCACTATTGTTATAAAAATGAAATTGTATTAATGTATTGGCATTGGTGAAATGTTTAAATCTTCTCTTCTCACCATCTGTTACAGGATTAATTAAATCAGTTGTGGTGAAAGAAGTCAAGCCATCGATTTCTTGTTGATATCCAGTAAATGCATCGTCAGAACCTAATGAAATTAGGATTGAATTTCCTATCATTCCAGTAGTTCCGGTTATTCCAGTGGAAGGGTATGGATTTACTAATATTCTTCTTCTAATTATTGACATGGTTTACCTATATTATTTAAATCATCAAGCGGTTGTGTGTTAATTATTTCTGGAGTACCATATAATATATGACTAAATGCATCCAATGTGCTGGCATCAGTTAAATCGGGTACGACTTCAAATATGATATTCGAAAATAAATATCTTTTTTTATTTACAAACGGATAATCTACTCCAATACCCGTTAATGGGTCAAAAAATCCTTGTGGAAGTATATTTCTCCATACATAATTACCAGTTCCTACAGGATATTCAGTTGCATAATAGGGTATGGTTGAAGTTTGTTCGTATGATGTACCGCTAATATTTGCACGACTCAATTCACCACTAAAATACGATAATCTCAAAGGAATAAATGGATTGTATTTCCAAATAAGTCTTTTTGGTGTTACTCCATCAAGATATGGTGTTTTAATATAAAAAGTCTGTGGTGTTAATTGTTCTTGAAGAAATTCCGATTTAGCATATTCTATAATATCACCAGTTTTAATATTAAATAATGCCTTGACTTTATCACCAATATTAAGTACTATGGGTGTAATCGTTGTTTTATTTGCCACACCAGTATTTGACCATGTTGTTGCCGACAGTGTTTCTATTGGTGATACTGCTGGTTTATATTGTGCATATAAAAATAATTCAGTTGCAGGAAAACCAAATTTATCTACATAACTCGAAACATCAAAATCCATGTTGAAATTAAATGCATATGCTTGTTCGCCATATACATTATTTGCGAATCCAATTGGGTATATTTCAAAATCATTGGGGGTGGCTATTATTTCGAAAAATCTAATATATTCGATTGTACTTGGCGTGCTCGTAATATGTGTATAACCTGTACTTGCTTTTACCAGATAAAAATCAAATGAATTTAATAAATTTTTACTGTTTCCACTTGCTTGTGGTAAGAAAAAATCTTGAAATCGTAAATAATTAGTTTTTAATAAGTTCAGAAGCGAAAGATATTCAATTTTACCATAAATTCTATACACAGAATTTGCTTCTCGCTCAATATCAAATACTTCAGTTGCGCTCAATACATTTCGAATATCATATTCGGTAATTAAACCACGTTTATTTGATAAATCGATTTTATTGAATTCATCAACATTAACTGAGTCAATATTTCTTGTGCTATTGAGTAATATTTTAACGTTTTCGTCCATATAATATAAATACCTGAAAAATTTTTTACGATTTTTGTAACATTTTTTTATACTATACGTATTATTTATAATAAAAGAAAATATTAATGAAAAATATATTAACTATAATTAAAGATACCATCTCTGAATGGTTAAAAGAACAAAATATTTATGAAGGTGTCGGTGATAAATTTTTTCAAAGTAAAACGGGAAGACCTGATGATTTTAATGATTTTGAGAAAAACTTTGCACTAAAACAATCTAAAGAAAGTAACTATGAAATTTTTTATAAAAGAAATTCCGATAATTGGACAATTATAAAAAATCCAAATTCTTTAAAAAACTTTGCACCAAGTGTTAGGGGCGTGATATCACAAAACGGTGATTTGTATCTTGAGCTAATTCCTAATGGAACAATTCATAATGACATTATTGACGTATTAAAAGAAATGGGAGTTCTTTCGGCTTCAATTAAAAAAAATTGGGGGTCAAAAATACCACAAGAAAGTGGTTTTTTAACGGTACAAAAATATAGAAATTATCCAATAATTGCAATCGGTGAAAGCAATCGTTTAATATATGATATTAATAATTATAATAATTTAATTAATTATTATAATGAATTTTTAAATAAAGCTAAATCAAAAAATCCAAACATAAATTTTGTTAATAAACTTGTTGGAAGTAAATCAGTATCCACAACACATTCTAATATATTAATGAATGAAGCAATAGCTAAACAAAAATAATTCATTAATTTTGTAACATTATATAATCAATATGTTTAAGTGAACTACCAATTAATTGGCTTCGTAAGTCAATGCTCCAACTAATGTTGGCAACTCTTTATGATTTTCAAGTGTGCGTTCCACACACAATTTATTTTTTAAAGCAAATTTTTTAAAAGATATATCTTAATAAAAATAATACACCATTTTTGTAACAAATTTTGAAATATTCCGTATAATTGATATATTTAACTAAAAAATTAAAAAAATGAAAAAAGTAACTTATTTATTGGCTTTGGTTTTTGCTCTGACTCTTATGAGTTTTAGTTGTACTGAAAAAGAAGACGACCCTCTAACATCGGGAGAACTCTATCCTGCTTATGTGGGTGTATGGGAATGTGATTCTACTAATCCTGCAAGAATTGGTGATAAACTTGCATATCAGTGGGATATTACGATAAATGATGTTAATGCAACATTATATAGTGTTGATATTAATGTAATCCCAAATGATATTATTTCAACAACCAACTATCTTTGGACTGTATCTGGTAACGAATTGATGTTTAATAACGAAACAAATACAAATCCCATTAATTTCATGGTAGTATCTGCCCCAACAGAATATAATATGGTATTAAAACGAGATAATGTAATATATTACTTGAGTAAGTAAGTAAAAAAACCCCTCAATTGAGGGGTTTTTTTTATTTAAACGATATTCAGGTCAAAAAGAAGTTTCACACAATCATTTTGATACATGCCCTTGAAGATAAAGCTCGTAGGTTTATTACCATATTGAAGACCAGTATATGGATAATATGTGTCCCATGCATTTTTCGTATATTCTCTACCAGTTGTTGCAAGAGAAGTTGGTATTTGATACATGTAAGGACTTGGGTCAAGTATTATACCCGGATTTGTAACACCCATTGTTGGGTCATTATTATTCCACCTTCTAATATTTAATCCCTTATATGGAATATTATTTAATTTTGCTAATTCACTTCTTGGTACATTAACAAATGCTGTTCTGAATGCATCGCCCCTTAAGAAATATTTTGTATTTATGTTTCCTGCAAAGATATTCTGTGGATTATCATCTAAAAAAAAGTCGCCAGTATAATTATTATAGAAAACATCTGCAACATCATATAGTCTATTAGGACCTGCACCGCCAGCGTGTACGATTTGTGGAAAAATGACTGCAAAGTTCAACCATTGTGCGCCAAAAAATTCATCACTGGCATTACCATCCAAAATTTTAGCGTTTGCTGGTGCATCATATCTGAAAAAATTACCTGTTCCACCAGTACTTGGTGAAACAATATAATTATTTTCATCAAATAATGGTTGAATATCTCTGTTAATTTCGTCAATACCAGCAACTTTAAATAAAATACCACCGATATGTGAATAACCATATGTGGTAGGTAGTTTATTTTCTGTTTGGTCATTATCGATTGTATTTGGTGAACCCTCACCACCTTTTGTTGCCATAAATTGAGATATGCTGTAAATTTCTCCACCTTTAAATAATGCATATTCTTTTCTCCAACTATTATTAGCTGGCAGTGATTCATTTGAATCAAGGCCAAAACTTTGTGGAATTTTTAGTCTTCCTCTTATTTTTCTTGCCGAATTATTGCCTCTAAAATCATCACTAAATGTTTTACGAATAACAAGTTGTGTTGTGTCTGGATATTCAAAAATCATCATTCCATAGAATTCAGTAAATACCCCAAATGAATTATTATCATCAACATGTATTTCCGTACCAGTATCATCGGTTATAACTTTTGTTCTATTACATGAAATTGTCAATACAAAATCACCATTGCTTTGAAATTCAAAATATTCTTCTTTACCCAATTCATAAATATTGGTAATAGGATTTACATTTCCACTTACAATATCAGCGATAGTTATATTTGGTAGATAGCTAAATACTCTAATTGTGAACGGATTAGGTCTATATGTTCTCAAGTCAATATTGTTCTGATGTTGTTTACTGATATAATAAAAACCATTATTTTCATTATTTCTATCTGGGTCACCAATTGTAGTTAAATCACCCATTGTCATTGTTGTACCAAAAACAACAAAATTCGAAGTAAGTTGTGCTTTAATTCTAAAATCCTGACGAGTAATACCAATCTGAAAATTTTCAACATCGCCCCAGAAGGGAATAATATCAACACTAATTTCTTGTGTTTCGATATTAGGTAAATCGCTTAAATCAGTACTTGTTTTGATTGCTTCACCACCATCAGTAAATAAATTTTCTGGATATCCCGCTTTTATCATGCTCGCTGGTGTCATACTGAATTTACCAATATCTGTAATATCAACACTTAAATGAACAGTTTGTGTACCTATTGGCACACCGAATATCATGTAATCACCGAATCCATTGGTTAATGCTGTGTATTTATAATATTTTTTATACACATTTAAAAATGATTGATTTACTACAATTTCTGGTTTGATTGGAAATGAACCAAATGGTTGCTTTGGTTTGAATAAACCCGTACTTTGTTCAAGTTGTGCGACACGTGGTAATAAATTATACCTTTTTCCGTCAGCATTCTTATCTCTGGGCGTTTTATATGGATAAATGCTTGCAATACTACTGTCTTCACTATCATCATCGCTTAAGGGAATAAAAATACTTATTTTAGCATTTGGAATACCAATTCCACCATTGGCAATTACTCTGCCAACCAAAACACCATAATCTGCATTGAAATCTCTATATACATCTTTAGCATCTATGCTCATTGTGAGGAATTCGAGAGAATCAATATCTTGTTCAAGTATTATTTTTATGTTTTTATCCTGACTTAGTGATTCAACGTCCAAATAAATTCGTTGTGATTTATTCATATAAAATATGTTTTCCATAAATACTAAAACTAAGAATTCCTTACCAATGGAAAATATTTTTAACTTTTTTCAAAAATATTTTTCAATAAATTTGAGAAAATCTGAGAATAAAAAATTAAAAAAATTAAAAATCTGTGGCAAAAAAATTGAAAAACTCTGAAATTTGAATTTATGAATAAGAATAGCAAGGTGATAATAATTAAGTCAAACACCTTTTCAATTATTTTTTAGTATTTATTGAAAAGCAATAAAGCATTGTTTATAACAAGAAAAAATAATAAAAAATTAAATAATTAAATAAAATGGCTGAATTCGTATTTACCTCTCCGGGAGCAAAATTTAAAGAACGTGACTTAACATTTGTAACACGTAATGTGGGCATAACAACATTAGGTCTTGTGGGTGAAACATTAAAAGGTGCGGCTTTCGAACCCGTTTTCTCTCAAGATAAAACTCAGTTTGCTCAGAGATTTGGTGCACAAAGCACAAAAAGATTTTCAAATGGAAATCTACAATATCAATTACCATATGTTGCCAATGCATATCTGGAAGAATCAAACCAATTATGGGTAACCAGAGTATTGGGTTTAAGTGGATATGAAGCGGGAACAGCATGGGCACTTACATTGAGTGCAGGTGTTGACCCAAGCACTGAAACTGGAACAACAGTAACTACAGGTGTAACATCTTTTACTGGTGGCTCATATTTAGGTGTTTCATTAGGTTATGTTGGTCAAACTGGTTCAACATTTACCGGATATACCAAAGCTGCATATCCAAGTACTGATTTTCAAGGTGATTTACATGAATTTGTTGTATTAACATTTACTGGTAGTACCAATAGTGGTACTGTTTTAGATACTCTAACAGTAATGACGGGTACATCATATGCAGCATATGAAAATATGGTGCTTGCCGTTATTAGAAGTAGAGGTTATGTTCAAGATAATCTAAATGCTACACCAACCACAATATTTGATGCTAATGTACTTCATATGAGTGGAAATTCTACAATTCTTGGTAGTGGTGATTTATTTGGTCAGTTCATTTTAAAAGCATCAAGTGGTGTTACTAATGAATTATATACTGCAACATTAAATCCAAATGCAAGTAGTTTCTTACCAAATGTAATTGGTTTAGAAGCGAAAGATAAGAACACAATGATTTGGATTCAAGCAATATATCCCGATTTAATTAAATATTTAGATGCAACTGGTATTGGTTATGGTATTAACTCATCAATACTTAGTGGTGTGACATCTTTCTATACAAATTATAGAACACAATTCAAAACACCAGAAACTCCTTGGGTTGTATCTCAATTGAAGGGTAATAAGGTTGATAGATTGTTCAAATTCATTAGTGTTTCTGATGGTGATGCTGCAAACCAAGAAGTTAAAATTAGTATTACAAATATTAATCCAATTTCATTAGAATTTGATGTTGTTATTAGAAATTTCAATGATACTGATGATAATGTCGTAATATTAGAAACTTTCTCAAGATGTAATTTAACAAAAGGAACAAATGGTTATATAGCACAACGTATTGGTACATCCGATGGCGAATATGATTTACAGAGCAAATATATTATGGTAGAACTTGCAACAGATATTGCACCTGATGTATTTCCTGCTGGTTTTGAGGGATATATGTTTAATAATTATGATACTGTCATAACTGGTGACGGTGATGGAATTGCTCCAAAAATTTTATATAAAACATCATATAATACTGACGAAAAACTTAGAAAAGTATATTTGGGCGTATCAGAAAAGGGATATAGTACTGCAAATCTTGCTGGAACCGGAATTAATCAAAATTACTTTAATTTCAATGGTTTTGGTGCAACATCTGGTTTTACACAAACAGATGCTTTCCATATGGATATTGATGCAACTGGCGTTACATCATTTAATGGTGCTGTTCAAGTTGGTGCTGGTAAATTTCAGACAGTTAGTGATGTTCTTGACCCAATAAATCCTTATTTTCAATTGATTTCAAGAAAATTCACATTTGTTCCCGCAGGAGGTTTTGATGGATGGGATATTAATAGAACCAGCCGTTCATATGATGACAACTATCGTCAAGGTGGTGTTTATGATGGCGTTAATGTTGGTGTAACACCAATGAATGACTTCCAAGCATGGGAAACCGCAATTAATACATTCAGTAATCCAGAAGAAGTTACAATTAATGTATTCGCAACTCCGGGTATTAATTGGAGTGACCAGAATATCTTGGTTCAAGACACAATCGAAATGGTTGAAACACAAAGAACAGATAGTTTATATGTAATTGATTCACCTGATAGTACAATTACACAAGTAATTGGTGAATCTAAAGTAGATGTTGTGGCAGCACAAGATATTGTTGATTTACTTGATGGAGCAGAAATTGATAGTAATTACTCTTGTACTTATTTTCCTTGGATTCAAATAAGGGATACACAGAATAATGTTAATGTTTATATTCCACCAACAGGTGAAGTTGTAAAAGCAATAGCATTTACCGATAATAAATCATTTCCTTGGTTTGCACCAGCAGGTTTAACTCGTGGTGTAACTGATGCAAGAAAATCAAAATATAAATTAAGTCTTGAAGCACGTGATATTCTTTATGCTGGTAGAATCAATCCATTGGCTGATTTTGCAGATGCAGGAACAGCAATTTTTGGACAGAAAACCTTACAAGTTAAAGAAAGTGCTTTGGATAGAATTAATGTTCGTAGATTATTACTTCAGATTAAAGTTCTTATTGCAAATATTGCAATAAGACTTGTATTTGAACAGAACGACCAAGCAACAATTGACCAATTCTTACAAAAAGCAACTCCTGTTCTTGATACAATTAAGAGAGAAAGAGGCTTGTTTGAATTCAGAATTAAAATGGATGATAGTAATAATACACCAGAAAGTCGTGATAGAAATGAATTGTTTGGTGAAATTTTCTTAAAACCAACACGTTCTCTTGAATTTATTGGTATTACGTTTACAATTACTCCATCTGGAGCATCGTTTGCAGATGTTGGTGCATAATATAAATTTAAAATGTAAAAAGACCCACATTTTTTGCGGGTCTTTTTTTACTTTTCTTTATATGTGTAGTTTTTAATTATGGGAGTATTTATGATAAAATAAAAATAAGTTTTACTATTAAACAAATAAGAACATGGCAGGAGAAATGATAAGGGGTATCCCATTTGAATATGAACCATTAAGAGTTAATAGATTCTTTGCTGAATTTGCAGATGAATTAGGAATTGAAGTATGGAAAGTACAGAAATTTAAAAGACCTTCAATGAAAATTAATTCAGTTCCTATTCAGTTCATGAACGAACAAAACTATGTTGCAGGAAGATATACTTGGGACACAATGTCGGTTACATTCCTTGACCCAATTGGTCCTTCAACATCACAGCAATTAATGGAATGGGTTCGTTTACACGCTGAATCTCTAACTGGTCGTATGGGTTATAAAGCAGGATATGCAAAAAACATATTGTTAAAAGCAGTAGACCCAACAGGCGTAGAAGTACAGAAATGGTTTTTGGAACAATGTATGATTGTATCGATTGATTTCGGTGACAATGATTATACTAATGATGAATTAACAAATATTAGTTTGGAGTTGCAGCCTTGGCGCTGTATATTAAACATTTAGGTGGTGTTATTGAAAGCAATCCTTTAAGATTAAGTCACAAAGTTTCTATAATTTTGTGACTTATTTTTTAAATTCATTTAAATGATTAAAACTGGAATTTATAAAATATTGAATAAAATAAATGGTAAAGTATATATTGGCAGTGCCACTGATATTGCTAAAAGATGGCGTGACCATAAATGGCATTTAAATCATAATAAATAACATAATTCACATTTACAATCAGCGTGGAATAAATATGGTAGAGATTCTTTTGAATTTTCAATAGTTTTAGAATGTACGATTGATGAATTGTTAACTAAAGAAAAAGAAATAATATTGGAGTATGATACTTTTGATAATAATCACGGTTATAATGTTAATGACCCTGAACATGTGTTTTTAAATAGAAAACATAGTAATATTACCAAAGAGAAATTATCGAAACAAAAGATGGGTGAAAAGAATCCAATGTATGGTAAATGTGGTAATAAGCACCCAAATTTCAATAAAAAATTTTCAACTGAAATTAGAAACAAAATGTCTTTAAGTCATATTGGAATTCCAACTAATAGAAGAACTCATTCAAAGCTGACAATAGAAAATGTAATCGACATACGTAAAATGTATCATGAAGACAAAGTTTCACAACCAAAAATTGCTGAAATTTTCAACGTATCATATACAGCAATCAATAAAATAATAATGAAAAAAATGTGGGCGCAAATATGATTATGCTGCTAAATTAGCAATTCTTTCATTAATCAAAAGATTAATATAATACTTTCTATCTTTTGTTTCAATAATTTGATAATTATCGTTGTTATGTGAAAACCATACTATATACGATTTTCCGAGTTTAATTGATGTATTTCTTTCAATTATTTGTTTATACAATTCTAATTGCAGTGAATAAATTTCTAAATCACAATCTTCAAGTATACACAAATCTCCAAGCAAATGTCTGCTTTTCATTTCAAACGTAAAATCTTTATTACTTTTCCAATCATAAATTTGGAATTCACGTGCTCTTATGTTATAAAATAACATATCAAGCATTCCAGCAATAAGTGATTCTCGGTCATAAATAACAAATTCGGTTTTAATTGGAATTAATTTTCCCTGAGAATCACTATAAAAACTATCAACATGTTTTTTCGTTATATTATATTCATTCCAAACAGGGTCGAATCCGAATTCATTTAAAATTATTTGTTTTGGATATTCGAAATTTTTATTTTGAAATAAATTTTCAGCATAATCATGTATTGCAGAACCTTTTATAGTACCTTTTTTATTAATAAAATTCCATGCTCTAAGAATTTCTTTTTGTGTAACATGAAATTGTTCACTTTTATAATTTGACCAATAATCTTCATTAAATTCTTCCTGATACTTATGAATCAGTGTTGTAACCGAAATTAATTCTTTATTATTAAGAAAATACTTATGTGGTTCGTCATAAAATGTAATATCATTAAATGCCGTGAATAATTCATTAGGTATTATTATTTGAGAATCCATGATGGACAAATATACAAAATTTTAATTAATTATAATATTGTTTTGTAAAATTGCCTCAAAATTAATATTTTCCAAATCCCTTATTATTGAATTTTTATCTGCAGGTAAATTAGAATAGCCATGAATATGTGTGATAAGTGCATTACGAACAATATTTAATGCTTCAACAAGAACATCGCCCCTTGCAATTGGATGACCCTCATCAAAAATTCTTTTTCTATCGTCATTATTTAGCCTTGCTGCTTTAAATTGTGGATTTCCACTATGTGATATTAAAGCAATTTTATCGCTCATTATAAGTGTATTGCTTTGATATTCACCAGTATTGTTTTGTTGTTCATAAATAAGACTTATTTCGGCAGGATTTTTAACATTAAGTTTTAATATATCATCAACTTCATGCTTACCTGCTCGAATATGAACTTCGTTTATGCGCAAAATAACATCAGTGTTTACTTTACCAATAATTGCCACATCGCTTTTTAATGGAAATACGCCATCAGCATCAGGATATGTTGAAACTGCTGGTTCAGGATTTGTGATTGCAACATTTGTTGTTGAGAGTGCGGTATATACAGAATCATATCCAACTTTTTGTAGTTGTGAAATAATACTACCAAGCCAATATCGACTTCTTTGAGGATATTTAATATCTTCAATAAAAATTCTAACCATTTCACCAACTTGTGGACAGACATAAAAAAATTTAGGTAATAATGGATAGCACCAAGGTAAATCGGAATTTCCTGTTCTATTATCTAATTCCGGTATTTTTACTTTAATCATTCCCCCATCTGTCAAATCATCAATAGATATTACTTCACCATAATATATTGTTTTATTTAGTTCATATTTGGTGGTCTTTTTGAAAGGATTTGATGTTTGTATTATTGGTTTATCGTATGACATTATCTTTTACTTATTTCCTCAATCAATTCAACATAATTTTTTTCAAGTTCGGTTAAAATTTCTAAATCATCATTAATTTTTTTTTCGATTTCATCGACTTCTATTGTATGGTTAATAATTCCTTGCTTTAATGTGTCATGTTTTATTTTAACATCATTAATCATTTTAAGTAATTCAGTTGGTGAATATTTAGATAAATCTCCCATTATTGTGCAACTCCATAACCTTTAGCATAATATATTGTTGAACCAAATACCGAAACAGGTCCTGTTGGTGAAATACCTGCAGCCGTTATGGTAATTCCCGGTGGTACTGCCACAGTAATTATCATCTCTTGTTGAATTGCTTTAACAATTTCTTCAATTCTAATTCTTTCCATTATTTCATCTGGTGCAACACCGCCAGATGGCAATACGCCAACAGGTAATCCGGCTTCACTTTTTCTGGCAATAATGCGTGAAGCAATCTTAGTGGGTGATAATCCCGGACGTTTTGAAACACCAACCAATATAAGTGGTGCTGGTATGGGAGGAACACCGCCAACTGAAGAAAGTTTCAATATTTTATCAAAACCACCAACAATTGCATCAACATTATTAAAATCTATTGACATATTTTATTTCTTACTAAAGTCTTTATTTAAAAATTCAATCAAATTTGCTTTATTTTTTACATCTTGTGCAATTTTAATTTTTTCTTGATTTATTTTTAATTCGGTAATATTTATCCATTTCCAACCTAAAAACCATCTTGTCATCAATATTCTGAACCAATTTGGTTTAGATGTTGTTGCGAGTTGTGTGCCATCTACACTACCATCAATGAGATAAACACCAACAAACTGTTTGTTTAATTTCTGGTCTACTATCATAATTTTAACTTATTAAGCTTTTTATTATACCTACGTACTGATTTATTTTTTCTCGAATTATTGTTTTTATTATTGGTGCAATCAATGCAATTAAAAATGTAACAACTAAATTGAAGATGAATTCATTTATCATTTTCATCGCTTCTTTTATAATACAATTTAAAAATATTTTAAATTTTTTCAAATCATCTTTTGGATTACCTATTTGAACCACACCATTGTTTTCGAAAGCACTTATTATTACAAGAAGTGCTCTAATTTGTGGTGATACTGTCACTGCTTGTGCCAATATATTTGTAATTGCTTTTATTAATCTCTGAAAAAATCCATCTTTAATTGTTGCTTTATTTTCATCTGCAGTTTCTTGTATACCAGTAGTACTTTTATCAATAGTTGCTTCAACAAGATTACCAACTGCAAAACTATCTGTTGACCCAGATATTTGTGCAATAAGATTTGTCATACCACTTAAGGGTAGTGTTGCACCAATTACACCACAACCCATATCATAATAAACAATACCATCAACTAATTCTTTTGCTTTTTGTAATAATGCATCAAATTCATCTTGAGTAATTTCAAATGTATCCTTATCATTAATTAATTGCTCAATTAATTTTGATATTTGTAATTCTTGATATATTTGTTCAACTGTTTTGCCTTGACTTGCACTAACACTACCATAAACAGCATTCATTGTGTTTGTTAAAAATTCTTTTTTATTAATAATAACCGCATCATCAACAAAATCACCCATCCAATTGCCAATAGTTCCGCTTGATGAAGCAATAGTTGGTTTGAAAATGAAACTATCACTTGGTGCATTATAGTTGATAATCATGTTATTATATATTGTATCAGTACCTGCATTTTGAATTGCTTGACGTGCCGAGTTATCAAAACTTGGTTGTGATGTATCATATAGTAAACTACCGCCTTGTGATGTTGGACTTGTTTTAAATTTTCCATAAATATCTATATTTTTAACCGGTACTGAAATACCTGTTGTTTTAAAATATGTTGGAAGTCCATCACCAGCATTATATTGAATCGTTTGTTTTTTAATTGAAGTTTTTAATTGAGGTTCCACATTATCAATAAAATTGGTAAATAATTCGCCTGTAAGTTGTTTTAGTGCGTCTGAACCAACAACAGTTTTAAGTACGTCAAGCAAAAATGGAACTACGTCCTTTTTATTATTAACTGATGGATATAAATTGGTCGTATTGGGCAATTTTCTTTCCTGTTTTAAAGAAGTATATGCACTAATCGTAGTAAAAACGTTTTTTTTATTATCCATTAAACTCATTACTATTATTTATTTTTTTCTTTTTTTTCGAGTTCTTGTTGAACAAAATTTAATAATTCTAATCTTGTATCACTTGTAATTACTTCACTTTCTTCTGACTTATTGAGAGATACAATACCACCAGCATTTGTCTTGTTTCCAAATACAGCATCATTTAAAAGTTTAAGTAATGCAATTTTTTGGTCTTGATTTTTGGCTTCTGCACCAATAAGTTTAACAATTTGGTCACCAATTGCTGCAATTTCACCACCTTCTTTTACTTTTAATTCCCATTTTGTGAAAAGTCTGACAATTTTTGCTTTAATGTTATGAGATTCGTTGTAAATTTCTTGAAAAAGATTATTTACACTTTCTTCATCTAATTTTATTTTTTTTCTGTGTGGTCTCATATGCTTTTAATATGTTTTTTGTTCTTCTATAATTATTTTTACCAATATATTATTTATGGTTTTAGTACATATAAATACACATTATTTAGAATTTATAATCCATACATCAATAATACCATTATATTTCAAAATATTACTTAATGGATATTTTAAAATTTTTTCATATTCAGGATTGGGGTCATGTACAACGTTGAAATCTTTATCGATAATTACTGCATGTGTGGTATTATTACTCCAAGTAAAATTTTTTGGAGATAATACGCTTGCAAAAAATAATCCATTGATTCCCTTTTCCTTATATAAACATTTTTTTGTTATTATTGAACGTCTATGCCATCTTTCTGATTTAAAACATTGGTCTGTTGGATGCCATAATGTAGTATAATTTCTATTGTGTCGCATTCCGTGATATTCGGCATCATGTTCTTTAACGAAATTATATAATAATGAAAACCAACCATCTTTACATTCAATAAATTCAGGTATTACTTCAAGCGGTAAATCAAAAAGACTGGCAATTACTGCTTGCATACAATTGCCATGTCCTTTATCAATAATAGTTTGATAAATTTTAATCATTTAGTCTTCCAGATAATCGATTTTTTCTATAAAATAAATATCTTTAAATGGTTTAATCGCAATTCTAATTTCCTTTGTACTCAAACCAGTCTGTTCCTTCAGAAATAACAAAATTTTATTCTTAGCGAATTTATTTGTGACTCTTTTAGCATATTTTCCTTCGGGACTGTCTTCCATAAACAATATGTGCCAGTTTTTTAAAACATTAACAATGGCATCTCCAACAATAATTTCATTTTTTTTCATTGTTATATCATCATCAATTCTGATTTCAATTTTATCGACAACATTATTTATTAATTCTTCAAGATGATATTGATTTTCCATTTCAATTTCATATGAATATTCAATATTTTCATTGATTTCATCAACATAATCATCGTAAGAAAGATTAATTTTTTTTTCAGTATAGCTCCTTCTACCGTGGTCTTTAAAATAATTTCGAATTATTGTTTGACAATAACTATATGCTTTTGTTTTATTTCCCATTTTACCAATTTTATTGGGATTAAATTTAATCATGTGTTCGATTAAATGTGTGAGAGCATTTTCTTCAACTTCTTCCATAGTATAATTTCCAATATGAATTGGGTATCGTCTTAATATGGATTGTATCATTTTACGAAAAGGTTCAATTAGTATTTCATTATAAATTCTATTCTTTTCTTCAGCAAAATTAGAATTAATATAATTTATTACTGCTTGTTCTTCTTTTTCCGCAAAATACGGTATGTTTATTTCAGTTTCTTTCATTTATTATAAATCAATACATATAGATTATTTATAATAACTATTTTTGAAGTCTTGATATATCAATTGTTCTGTCATTGACAAAATTTGCTTCTTTTGTTGCTGTTTCAAACCAAAATTTTCTTTCATTAATTGGCATTGTTTTTTGATACATATTAAAAAGACTTCCCTCACGAGTTGCAAGATGTTTGTAACCAATCTTGGGTATCGTAAAAATCTTACACGCATTATTTAATGCTCTAAGCAAGAACTCATACATAAAGGTTAATTTAATATTTGATTTATATTTACCAAGGTTTTCAAATTCAGATTTTTTAATAACAGCACCTGATAATTTAAAATCAGTATATTGTTTAAGTGCATTAGCATTTAAATAACCCATTTCACCATTTTCACCAACAAATTGTTGTGCCCAAACAGTTTCATTAGTTAATTTAATACCTTCATTTTTATTATTGACTTCAATCATCATGCTTAAAAAAACATCAATATCTGGATATGCTTCAACATGTTGACACGCATTTTTGAAAAATGTGGTACTATATTCATCATCAAATTCAAGTACAGTAAAATATTCAGTTTTTACTGTATCAACACCCATATTAACCTGTGACTGATAATCAGTCTTACCTTCGTGATTTACAAGTCTTAATTTTAATGTATCATTTTTTTTCTCCATAGAGAAAATAGATTCTTGATATTTACTACAATATTCAATTAGTCCATCTAAACCAAGTGGAGATACGATTAAAACCTCTGGTAACTCACTAATACCTTCTTGTTTAACTATTGATTCAATTGCTTTATCTAAGTATCCAGCAACTACTTTATTAAATTCGTGTACTGGAATTATTACTGATATATTCATTATTATATTTTTATTTAAAATCATTATTATTTTTGTTCAACAACTGGTTGAATTGCACTTTCCAATAAACTAACTCTCTGATTAATAAAATTGGTGTAAATTTCAGCTAATGTTTTTTCACTACCTTCTTGAGTATATTTAGCAGATACCTTATCCATCGATTCATATAATGCAGGAGTAATACTATCGTCCAAAAATTTAACAAGAATCTCACCAATTAAAATAGGAAGGTCATAGTAATTATCAGTCCAGACACCAGCACCTTCAACTGCTTTTATCGGAACACCGTTTTCATTTCTTTCAATCATATATTCTGGCATAATATCGGGTTTCAAACAAATTGGAATTGTACCTGACTTCATACACTCTAATGGAAACGTACCAAATGATGAAATTCTATCTACCCAAACAGCAGCAAAATTACCTTGCAATCTCTTTGCAAAGTCAACTCTTCTCATTGCCTGTGGTGGTTTACTTTTAGTAACCATAGGGTCAAAGGTCAACCATGTATATTGTGGATATTTACTAAAAAACAACTTTACGAGTTTTGAAATTTCATTAGCATTTCTACCAATTACCGACATTATTGGTTTTTGAGGTAGTTTAGATTTTTCAAAATATTCAGGAATGCCTATATTATATATTTTAATGTTAAACTTATCGTTACCATAATATGTTTCGACCCATTCTTTAAGTGTTTGGGATGTGGTAATAATATCATTAATACCAAATGATTTCCAATCAGTTCCCGGTATCAAACCATTTAACATATAGTCAGCAGATTGAAGTAATCCAATTCTCATACAAGGAAGCTTTTTTGTTTGCTCCATAATATTAGAAAATACTTCAGGAATCACCATAATATCTCAGGACCTACAGTCAATTTAGGGTCTGCCATTGACATGTGTTTATGTGCCGTTAATTCTTTTTCAATCCATATTGGTGGTACATAATCACCCTTTTCAGTCATAATTATTACTTCATATCCCATGTTTTTTACAACACTAGCATGAAAATAAATTTCATATACACTTGCTACAGGATTTTGTGATTCAGGCACACAGAATATAAATTTCGATTTTTTATTTGAAATTCTATCTAATGATGTTTTAATTTTTTCAAATTTTTCTGATTCAGTTTTTTGTGCTTCATTATTTAATAATTCTTCAGTCATTTTTTTATTTTTTATATTTAATTATTTTTTCGAAATCAGGATTGTCAATTAAATCGGCAATCTGCAGTACTTCTAATGAACCTGCTTTAATATTTTCATTGTAAGGTCTTTTTAATTTTATTAGCTTCTTACCCCAAGGAGTGCCCAATTCTAAAATCTTTGGGTCTGTGGTGATAAGAACATCAACATTTTTCCACATATCCAGAGCATCATCAACAAAACAAATATTTTTGAATCTTGAAGTCATTTTACTCAAGAAAAAAAGTGTTGGTGGTATGCTGAATTGATTTTCAACAGAAAATAATGTAAATTCGGCATTATTATTATATTTTAAATAAAAATTTTTAACATGTAAATCCATACCCTTGTACATAATTGGTGCACTGGCATGAATTTCAAACACATAATCTTCATACATAAATCGATTATATACTTCTTTTGCACTTAATTTATTTTGTTCAGGTTTTTTAAATAAAAAAACATCAGCATTTGCTTCGCCAGTTTTTTCATCCACCTGATATTCAATCGGACTAATTTCTTCTGGCATTTCTCCGGGTTCTTTTAATTCTTTTATTGCTTCAATAGTATTATTCCATTGATAATATTGAAAATAATCATAAACATATTGTTGTTCTTTTGGTATTCCTTCATCACCAAATTCTTGTGAATAAAATCTATCAAATTGAAGCCATTTTGCTCTAAGAACTTCATTAATATCAATACCTATTCTTACATTACTCATTCTTTTTTTCTTTTAATATCTCCAATTGATTTTGAAGTTCTTCTCGTAATTTTTTCATCATTTCCATATTTTCTCTGATTAATTCTTCATTAGTAATATATTCTGGGTTAATACATTCAATCCTTGTATCGGGTGATTGTGTTGGAATAATAATTATTTCGCCTTGAAATGTTTCTGGCGAAATTCTTCGACATATTTTATGAACAAATTCTTCAATATCTTCTGAACGGATTCCAGCAACGCCCACATAAATAACTAAAATTTTATTCTCCATATTAATATTTTTATTTAATGTTTTACTTTAAATATTAAAATGATATTAAAACAATATCAGAATGATATCATATAGTAATACGTATATTAATTTAAAATCTTGAATTATGCAGAAATTTTTTTTATAGTATTTATTAAAAAACAATAAAAATTTATAAATTATGAATAATGACCTAAAAAAAGAACGTCTTCCAGATTCACCGCTAAAAGAAAGTATTTCTGAAGTATTAAAAAAATATAAAGAAGGAACTGGTAATATTAACGAAGAAAAAATTCCAACAGTAATTGGTAATGCAATACCAAAACCATTTGTTTTTAATCCACAGGAATTTGAAAGGGCAATGTCGAAAGAAACTGACCCAGATTTAATGACTTCTTATGAAACAGTTAAATTACCATCAAAAGGTAAATTTTATGCACATGGTATCTCAGAAGTTAGTGTTGAATATATGACTTCTAAAGACGAGGATTTGCTTACAACTCCATCATTAATTGATGGTGGTAATCTTATAAATATTTTATTAAAAAGAAAAGTTAAAACACCAGAAATTATTATTGAAGACTTATTGGCTGGTGATAGAAATGCAATTATTTTGTTTCTTCGTACTTCAAGTTATGGTGCAGATTATAGTGTACAAGTAACTGACCCAAGAACAGGTATACAATTTCCATCAAAAGTTGATTTGCTTAAATTAAACTATAAAGAGCCTAAAGAATTTCCAGACCAATATGGTCATTTTACTGTTGAAATACCAATGCGTAAAAAAACCATTACATTTAAATTAATAAGTTCTGGTGAAGACAATCAATTATTTAAAAAAGCCGAAGCAATTAAAGAAGCATATCATGAAGAATATAGCCAATACAGTACAATGAAATTAAAAGCACATATTATTGCAATTAATGAAAAAACTGATAGGTCATATGTTGATAAATTTGTTGATGCAATGCCAGCACTCGATTGTCTTACAATTCGTAGAAAAATTATGGATGTGAGTCCTGATGTTGATATGAAATATGAGTTTGCAACTAAAGATGGATATAAATTTGATGCTTATTTATCTCTAGGTCTGGATTTTTTTTTCCCCGCAACTTAGCGGGGGAATATAAAAAAATGGTGAATGAAGAAATTTTTATATTAATTCATCATGCTAACTTTCAAGCAGATTATATTGAAAATTTACCCGTATATCGCAGACGACACTTTTTATTTTTATTACAAAAAGAAAATGATGAAATAGAACGTTTGCAAGAACAAGCAAGAAACAAAAATAATTTTAGACCAAGAAAATAAAAATTCTTGGTCTTTGTATTTATATCTATACTGATACTTAAATGGCAGCCGATAAAAAAACAGTACAAGAACTTCTTGATTTACAGAAACAATTAAATGTAGAACTTGATAGAGAAATTTCTAATGCTAAAGCAATGCGTGATTATAATACTGCCAGAGCATTGGAAGCCGATAAAATTGCTGCTAATCAAAGAATTATTAATGAGTTAAGGTCTCAAGAACTTGATTTAACAATTGATGAAAGAAAACAATTAATTGATATTGAAAAAAAACAAAAAGATATTAATACTCAACTTAATCAAGAAAAAAATTCAAGACAAAGAATATCTAATATTCTTGGTGAAGCAAATCGTCAATTAAAACTTGGTTGGCAATATCTTCAACAATCAGATAAAATAATTCGTCAAACCATTCTTAATCTCGGTTTAAGTGGAACTAAAGCTGAAATGATGCGTAGTTCATTTGAACAATCTGCTGGATTTGTTGCGAGAATCGGTGGTAGTCTTGAAGATGTTCAGGGTATTATGACGGGTTATGCTGATGAAACAGGGAGAGCACGTGTACTATCTGCTGAAATGGTTAAAGATATTGCACTTATAGGTAAAGGTACTGGTTTGGGTATTGAACAGGCAACAAGACTTGGTGCACAATTTGAATTAATGGGTTTTGATGCTAAATCAACAATGGATTATGTTCAGGGTGTTGTCGATACCACAGAGAGAATGGGTGTTAATACAACCAAAGTACTTAAAGTCGTTAATGATAATTTTAAAAAATTAAATACCTATACTTTTCAACAAGGTGTTAAAGGTTTTGCACAAATGGCAAGTTATGCCGAAAAGTTCAGAATTGATATAACTCAGGCATTAAGTGCTGCAGATGTTGCTAAAAATCTTGAAGGTGCTATTGGATTAGCTGCTCAATTACAAGTAATGGGTGGTGAATTTGCAAAGACAGACCCTTTTGAAATGCTTTTCTTAGCACATAATGACCCTGCAAAATTTACAGAAAAAATTGCAGATATGACCAAAGGTGTTGTAACCTTTAGAAAAATGGCAGATGGTAGTTTTGAAAAGTTTATAAGTCCTGCTGACCGTGATAGACTTGCTGCTGTTGCCAAATCTTTGGGAATGGAAGCCAGTGAATTAACACAAATAGCTGAAAGACAAGCTGAAGTACAGAAAATGCGTCAGCAAATGGCTGGTATGGGCATTACTAAGTCTGAGAAAGAACTTATTGAAGGTGCTGCAATATTTAACAAACAAAGTGGTAGATTTGAAGTTATGCTTGCAGGTAGAATGAAAGATGTTGCCACATTAAGTAAAGAACAAGCAAATAGTTTTGTAAAAGAAAGTAAATCTCTGGAAGCACGAGCACTAGAAGCTCAGACATTTGAAGATGCATTTAAAGCTACAATAAATGAATTAAAATCAGCATTGCTGCCAATATTAAGAGCAGTGAATGGTGTATTAGTTGCAATTAGACCAACAGTTATTAAACTTACTGAATTTTTCACTGAAGGTCCTGCAGCATGGGCAAAAGTAGCTGCATTATTTTTAGGTGTTGGGGTAATGTGGAAAGGAATTTTACAACCATTCATGCAAAAAATGGGTGCTGCAACAATTGGTAAAGTAGCAACAAGAGTGCGTGGCGGTGTTGCCACACCTACTGGTGTAGGTGGTGGTACTGCAGGTGGTGGAATGATGAATAAAATAAGCGGTAAAGCAATGGCAGGTGCGGGTGCAGGTATTGGTGCTGCTGCTTTGGGTGTTGGTGCAGGTATTGGTGCTGCTGCTGCGGGTATTAGTTTATTGGCAAATGCAATGAGTAAATTAGATGAAAAACAAGCTGAAACATTAAAAAGTGTTGTTAAAACTCTTGGCTGGTTTATTCTTGGTGGTGTTGGTGTTGCAATAGCAATCGCAGCTATTGGTGCTGCAGGTGGTGCAGTTGCTGTACCCTTAATAGCATTTGGTGGTGCAATCGCATTAATTGGCGCAGGTATTGGTATTGCTGCTGCAGGTATTGGTTTCATGGGAATGGGATTAGCTAAACTTGTTGAAAATAGTAAAGGTGCTGGTGAAGATATGCCAAAAGTTGCTCTTGGAATTGCTGGCATTGCTGCTTCGATGGGTATGGCTACATTGGCATTGCCCGGAGCAATTGGAATGTCATTAGCTGTAAGGTCAATAGGAAAACACGCTCCTGCACTTGCTCAAGTAGGTGCTGCTTTTAAAGAAATTAATACAACATTATCTGGAAGTAAAGAAAATTTTCTTGCAGTTCAAAATGCGGTTGAAAGTATATCAAAAATGAATGTAAAGGGTGGTGGCGCACTTTCGGACTTAGCAAATATGTTAAAAAAACCATTAAAAGTTGAATTTGTTGATAAACAAGTAGCTGTTGTTAGTAATATTACTATGATGATTGATGGTCAGAAAATGTTTCAGAAAACCTATAATCCACAAGCTGCTGTACAAAAACATGAAGACCTGAGAATAGGAAAAGGTTAATTTTATTTAATTTCTCACCTAATATCTAATACTTCCAATACTAATACTAAATAATTTAAAAATATTTTCGTGTTTTTGTAAAAACATAGTGATAATGTGAAAAAAAAATTGTAACTTTGACAAGTTTTTTGCTAAACTTTAGCGGACTGTCTTCAGAGACAGAAAGTTAAAATCGCTCAAACTTTTTCTTCGTTATTTCAAACCAAAGAACAAAATTACAAGATTTGTTATTCAATTCTTTGAATTCAATAAAAATTTGACAATATAGGATAATTATATTCATTTTCTTCAAAAATTCAAAAATAATACTTTCTTACTTAATATTCAATAATTTTTATTTATTATACCCAATAATGGTTTAATAAAAAGAATATATTTAACAAAATCACGTTTAAACGGTTTTATCCAAAGGTAAATATAGTATTAAAAAAATCATTCTGCAAGTATTTATAAAAAAAATTAATGATAACTAACGGTTATACTACTTCGAGATTATTAACAAATTCTAATAATATTAGAAATGTATTGTCTACCCGTAACTTATATACTCCTGATGTTGAATATCCTAATACTAATCAGAATTCAGTAAATAGAACAGTTGAAGCAATTAATAGCGTTATTACTGCAATTATACCATTTAAATCATTTAATTTAAAAAATACAATATTTGGTAGACTTGTAACTGATAGCACTCCATTAACCGAGATTGGGTTAATTATGTTAGGCAAACAATTTGCATTAAATGCAATGTCCCATCTTTCACAGCAAGTACTTCCAATTATTAAAATTTCAAATTTATTTGATGGTAGTAAGGACACAAAACTTTTCACAAAAAGAATTGACCTTAGAATTACAAAAAAAGAAGATGATACTAACTTTGAAAATTTTCTCGATAAAGTCATATATTATTATCCAGCAAAAGATTATCCATTTACTAAAACCGCAAAAAATGCAGATTTTATAAGAAATACTGGTACGGGGCAATTAAACTTTTTATATTCAGCAATTAATCAAAACATTTATAAACAAAATGACACAACATTAATTGATTATGGTGATATTGCTCAAAATCCAATTCAACCACGTGATAATATAACTGATAATAAAATATTTTTTAATTTTAGTAGTTCATTAGCATATCCATATATGATTAAACATCCTAATGTTGTCGCTGAAGATATTGCTAATAATAATATGAGTAGTTCGTATTCATTAACTACAAATAATGGTCAGGAATATGCTCCAAATGCTGATTTTATAAATAATAATTTTGGTACAACAAATAAAACTGAAGTATATGGAGAAGGTGTTAAGGGGTCGTTCAATGATTGGATAGATACTAATACAGAATTTGTTGATGATAATATTCAGAACAAATTAGTTTGGGGTAGAGATGGTGTTGAAAAAGACGCTAATGAAAGATTAGCTCAATTACATGGTGATTCTGATAGAGAAATAAATAATTTAAATAATATTGAATCATTAAGTAATTTTAAAATTAGGGGTGGATTATTAGAATATACTAGAAATTTATTAAATGCAACTGAAGGTCAGGTTGGTGATATAACAAGAAAAGCATTTAGAACTAATGATAAATTAGTTGGTTTTAATGGTTCTGGATTATGGAGAGCAAATTTTAGTAAATATGTTAAATACGGTGGTGCTGCTGGCAAACAGGGTATTCGTCAACACACAACATTAGACCAATACGATAGATTCGCCAAAGCAATTAGATTTAATGGTAATAAAGTATATGGTGGAAATCCAAATTCAGTAATATACGATTCGGTTTTACCACGTATTCATCCAAGTCTTGATAAAATTGATAATAAAGATGTATTAAATAATAAGAACTTAATGTTTAGTATCGAAAATCTTGCGGTAGGCGTTATAAGTAAAGATACATATGGTATTATGGATGATGAATTTGGTTCACCAATTCCATTGAGTGAAGTGGGACCATTCAATGGTCGTATTATGTGGTTTCCACCATATAATATGGAAATAAATGAAGTGGCAAGCGCAAAATACGAATCAACTGTTATGGTTGGTAGAAATGAACCAATTTATAATTACATTAATTCAGAAAGAAGTGGAACACTTGCATTTACATTAATTGTGGATTATCCACAACAATTGAAGAATTTTAGAGGACAAAATAAACAAAAAGAAATTGCAGAATTTTTTGCCTTTGGTGGCGATATTGCACCCGATTTGATAACAACAGTTCCAAATTTAGAAAAAAAACAGCAAGACCTTATAACAGATATTTCTAAAATTGGTGATAAAAAGGAAATTATTGAACCTAAATTAATAAAACCTCAAGATATTAAAATTGTGTTTCCTAACGATGTACCAAGAGTAGGTGATGATGTCAATACAATTATTGATGATATGTATATAAAATATCATTATGAAATTATTGGTAATTGTATTTCATCAGATGGAACTGCATTTGGATTAAATCAAAAAATATATTTTATTACTGGCTTAACAAAAGTGGGTGAAAATTATATACTTAATGACCCTGCAATTACGGGTGGAAGTTTTTCACAATATTCACAAGCTGGAATCAAAGACCAATTTGGAGATTGTTTTTTAAATCAAAAACTTAAAGAAGTTTTTGGTAATGAAGATATTAGACCATATTATAGTGTTTCTATTTATGGTAGTGCTTCTAAATTATTTACAGAATTAAATCCAAATGATATTCCAGCAGGAATTGCATATAATAATGCGCTGGGTAAAAGAAGAGCAGATGCTGTAATTAATTTTATTAAAAAAAGACTGGAAGCCATGTTTGGTAAGAGCATTGCTGATGGAATTGAAGTTACGTACTTTGGAACAGGCACTATTGGTGATGCTGAATCAATTGTTAGTAATGCAACAAAAGCAGCAATACCGGAAGAAGATACTAAAAATGAAAGGTATGCTTTAATTAAGATAGAAAGGAAGACAAAGCCGATTGAAACTAAAAATAGTAAATTAACACCAGATGAAGCATTAACTGTTCAACAAAAACAAATTGAAATTGATAAACTTCAGGATAGAATAAATCAAATTAAATCAATCGACAATATTAATATTTTGAATGAAAGAAAAGGTAGTCAAAGTAATACTGTAGAAGATGGCGCAATACTTACTGGTTTTAAATCAGTTAGTGGTAATTATTATTATCCTGTATTTCATACACAAACACCCGAAGATTTTCATAAGAGATTAACGTTTTTACAACAATGTACAAGACAGGGTGCAGCAAAAAGATTTAGTAGTGCTGATGCAGACGGTAATTTAACGGCAAGAAATTCGGTCTTTGGTCGTCAACCTATTTGTATATTGAGAATTGGTGATTTTTTCTATACAAAAATAATTATTGAGACTGTAACTGTTGATTATCATGATACCACATGGGATATGAATCCCGAAGGTTTTGGTATGCAACCCATGATTGCAAATGTTACTATGAGTATTAAGATAATTGGTGGTCAATCATTGAAAGGACCTATCGATGCACTTCAAAATGCGGTATCATATAATTATTATGCTAATTCAACATTCACAAATACAGGTATTTATTCATTGCCATCTAAAGTAGCTAATGAACAAGATAGTTATAATGTTGGTATATTGGCTTCGAAGGTAAAGAATATAGGAACTGCATTTGATGAATTACAAAAGAAAAAAACTGAAAAATAATGCCATACGTAAGTTACAATAGATATGCAATTTTAAAGAATTCGGACGGTACTACTGATTCAATGCCGTTTATTAAATTGCCAATAAATTCAAGTGATAAATTTGAATACTGGAATTCTGAATTTAATAGATTAGAGAAACTTAGTCAAAAATATTATGGAAATCCATTTTATGATTTTCTGATACTCTATGCCAATCCAGAATATACTTCTGAATTTGATATACCCGATGGAACTCTCATAAGAATACCATTCCCATTGTCCAAAGTCAAAGCGGATTATGAAGCAATATTAACTGCATTTAAAAAACAATAATCCTTGATTATTTGGTTTTATTTTATTATGTTTGCAGTTGCATAAATTGTAAACATGAAAACTAATATTGTAGTAGTATTTTCCTCACATTTATCTGATGCTGAAAATCAAGAATTTATAAAACATATTGATGATACTATTGGTGTTAAACATAAAGTAGTTTCATATCAGAATTTCAATCAATATAGTCTTGCACAAATATATAATAATGCAATAGCTGAACATAAAGCTGATGATTGCATTTTTGTAATGTGTCATAATGATATTGAAATTAAAACCAGAAATTGGGGTAAGATATTGTTGAATCATTTTAATTATAATGATTATGGTATTATTGGTGTAGCTGGTAGCACATATATTCCCGCAAGCGGAATGTGGTGGGAAGACCGAAGTAAAATGTATGGAATTGTTGAACATACTGATGGTGCTAAATCGTGGACGAATGAATACTCCAATCCAATTAATGGCATTCAATCAACACTTATGGTTGATGGTTTATTTATGACATTTGACCCAAATAAAATTGTACATGGTTTTAATGAAAAATATGGTTTGTTTCATTTTTATGATTTAAGTTTTTGTGTTGATAATTATTTAGATGGCATTAATATAGGTGTAATCACCAATATTCGTGTAAAACATAAATCCGTAGGTCAAACAAATCAGAGTTGGGAAGATAATCGTAAGAAATTCGCCAGTGAATATAATCTTCCAATGCGATATGTGTCTGAAGATAAATTAAAAGTACTGATTTGTTGTCAGTTTTTTAAGAACTATACTGGTTCTGAAGTTAGTAATTATGAACTTAGTCGTGAACTCGTTAAGCTTGGTTGTGATGTAACTATTATTTCTTCTGTTGTTGGCGACCCGTTACTTAGTAAAGCACAGAAAAATGGTGTTAAGGTTTATTCGTATTACAATTTACCAAATTATGTTCTTGACCATGAACAAAAATTCCATTTTAAGAAAAATGAAAAGGATTTCGATATAATCCATATTAATCATAAACCAATTGGTCAGTTGATATTAAATTTATATCCAAATACACCTGCGGTTATGCATGTCAGAAGTGAAGTTATTCCGGTTTTTGAAGAACCGATAGTTAATCCTGCAGTAAAACGATATATTTCCATCAGAGAATCAATTACAGACTATATAACGACATTTGGTGTACCAAGCGATAAGATTGTATTGATTGATAATCCATTCGACTACAAGCGATTTAATTGCGAATATAAGCCAATTAAAAATGAAAAGGAAGTAGTATTATTTATTGGCAGTCTTGATTATTTAAGAAAGAATGTTCTACTTGATTTAGCAAAAACAACAAAAGAAAATAACCAGATGTTATGGATAATTGGTGCTGATAATGGTGGATATATAAAGGAAATATACGATTTAAATACCGAAAAGAATATAAAATATTATGGAGTTAAATCTAATGTTGAAGATTTTATTAAAAAGTGTGATTATACTGCTGGAATTTTTAAAGGCAGGACGACAATTGAAGGATTTTTATGTGGAAAAACCGGATGGATATATACTGTAGATAAAGAAGGAAATATTTTAAATAAGGTCTTACAAACAGTACCAGAGGATATTGAAAAGTATAGAAGTGATTTTTCAGCTAAGAAAGTACTTGAATTATATAATAAAATAATTAATGAGGTTTGGTTATAAATAATAATTTTTCAGAAACACATAGTATTTACAATAAAGTATATTTAATTTATACATGTTAAAAGCAATTAAAATACGAATCTATCTTAATAATGAACAAAAAGTTTATATTTCTAAACTATTGGGTTCTTGTAGATTTGTATATAATAATTGCCTTGCTTATAGAATTGAAAAATATAATCAAGAAAAAATAACAATTGGCTTTGCAGAATTGGGAAAATATTTAACTGAACTTAAAAAGAAAGAAGAATACGTGTGGCTAAAAGATAGTCATTCAAAGGTATTACAACAAACACTTATTAACTTAGAATACGCATATAAATCATTTTTTAAAAATGATATGGGTTTTCCTAAGTTTAAATCAAAAAAAGATAATAAACAAAGTTGTAGATTTCCTGTTGATGCTATTGGTGGAATATGTGGTAATAGAATTAACATCATTAAAACATTAAAGGATATTCACTACAAATGTAGTATTAATGATGAAAAATATTTAAATCATAATCAAAATTTAATTAAATCAGCAACATTAACTCGAACAAAATCAAATAAATATTATTTTTCAATTTTAATTGATAAACCAAATATTAAATCATTACCAGAAATAGATAAAATTATTGGTATCGATTTAGGTATTAAAGATTTTGTAATTACATCTAAAGGCGATAAATTTGAGAACATTAAAACTATTAGAAATAATGAAAAACCATTAATAAAATTACAAAGACAATTAAGTAAAAAACAATTAAATAGTAAGAACAGAAACAAATTAAGAATTAAATTAGCAAAAAAATATGAAAAGATAAATAATATAAAGGAAAATTATTTACATCAAATTTCAAATCAATTGCTTAACGAAAATCAAGTTATAGTAATGGAAGATTTAAATGTAAATGGTATGTTAAAAAATCATAAATTAGTTAAATCTATACGAGAATTATCTTTAAGTAGATTTAAAGAAATGCTTATATATAAAGCTGATTGGTATGATAGACAAGTTATTGAAATTGATAGATGGTATCCTTCAAGTAAATTGTGTTCAATATGTGGTTATAAAAATAATGAATTAAAATTAAGTGACAGAAAATGGACATGTCCCGTTTGTAATACTATTCATGACAGAGATTATAATGCTGCAATTAATATAAAAAAAGAGGGTCTGAGAATTTTATCTATTAAAGAGAATAAATTAAATAATATTAAAATAGGGTTGGGTTCACCCGAATTAACGCTTGAGGACTATCCTCTGATGGATGACAAGGCAGAAATGCCCCTAAAAAGTTATGATAGAATGAGACAAGAAAAAAATGAATTATTATAGAATATTATGTAATTCGGAATCATTTAATTTATACGAAGATATTATAAATGAAACTTGGCAATGAAAAATCAATTAAATAAAAAAGAAACAATAAAAAAAAGATTGAGCTAAGACATCAAAAACTTAATTTCATAGAAAAACATATTCCAGTAGATAAATTAAAAGTAAATCAAACAAATAAATTAATGAATGAAAGAGATAGATTAAGAATTTTCGGCAAACCCAATGTAAATCCATTAGCTAAGAGTTCTGCACCAATTTTAGAGCAAAAAATACCAATATCAATTATAATTCCAACATGGCAAGCACAAAATTTTATTGAACAGTGTTTGGATTCAATTGAAAATCAAACTTATTTTAAAGACAATAATAATTTTGAAGTATTGATAGGTGTTGATGCGTGCCAAGATACATTAAATAAGTTGATTGAAATTAAAAATAAATATAGAAATCTTAGTATTTTTATGATGAAATTCAATATGGGAACTTATGTAACAACAAATACTTTATTGGATTTAGTTAAAAATGAGAATATAATACGTTTTGATAGTGATGATGTGATGATGCCCGAAATGATTAATGAAATAATGCATCATGTAAATGATTATGAAATTATACAATTTGGTTATAGTGATTTTGATAATAGGGTTGAAAATGCATACAGAGGTTTTTCATCAGTTGCACTTGGTGCAATTTTTTATAAAAAATCTGTTTTTGAAAGAGCTGGTGGATATCAAAATTGGGTTTGTAGTGCCGATGGAGAATTATTATTTAGAATGAAAGAGCATGCAAAATTTGGAAATATTAATAAGCCTTTATTTTTTAGAAGAATTCATCCAAATAGTCTGGGTAGAAAAGTTAATATTGCAATTCGAAATGAATTAAAAAATAAATATAAAAGTCTTGGAGAAACATATAAAAATCTTGAAAATGTTAAAATAAATAAAGTTGTTAATGAATATACTTTAATTGAATCACCATATGATTATAATATTTGTGTGGTAATCACCACATTTAATAGAGAAAATTTTGTTAAAAGATTATTAGATAATATAAATAAAAACAAAAAT